TCCGTTGGTTATATCTATATATTCGCCGCTGTTTAAATTATTGTAAGTTCTGTTTGTTTCTATTGGTAGCTGGGATTGTAAGTTGGACCCAGTAGATTCTATTCTGGCGCTTAAAGCGTTATCCGCATCTGTATAAGCCACAGCTAAGTTGCCGCTTAAGTTAACTATTTCCCCGCTTAACAGAAGGTCATTCTTATAAGTATAATAAAACGCGGTCCTTAAAGGGTCTCCATTTCCGTCATTTGCGGTAGTCCCTGTATTTATGACTTCTAGATTGAAACTCATTTAAATTCATTATAGTTGCCCAGTGTTCCTAGTCCAAGTATACTTAAATGAAACCTTTAAGATATGGTCGTTATCTTTTTCTCTAGGGGTTTCAAGCCTGTAGACATAACCATTGTCTCTAGCCGCACCGCTCATAGAAACCGGATTAATTGACCAGTCAGTAGTGGCTCCAACCCCTATAGTACTCCATGAAGGATGCACAGTTTGACCGTTTTCTATTGTATTGCCAACTGCGTTATCATAGAAGCAAAACTTAGTAAGAGTCCTTGAGTCTCCGCTTTGAGCGGCGTTGTATTCTGCCTTCCTTAAAGGAAGCTCGTAAAAATCTTCTCCAGCCGACCTATCAAAAGCTACGCCTGTGCTTCCGAAAGGTTGAACGGTCCCTGTGTTCGTAGATAAGAAACAGGAAGCTCCTCTCATATCCCAAGGCCCCCAAAAAACGCTCGACGAAGCGTCGTCAAAACCTCTAGTGGTTACGCTTTCATCCATTGTTAAATAAGACCCAGCATTAGAGTTTTGGTTAGGAGCATAAAAGTGAGTAACGTTAAAATACTGAGCTCTTTCGTTTATATCGTTGCTGTTTGGAGACGAGTTATTGCTTACGTATTCTGCGTTAAGCTCTACTGCATAAAGATTATGGTGAGGAGAATACTTCATATTGGTGATGTCGGAACTAGTATCCGCGGAGGTTCCCGCATCAGATCCTACGTACGGACCAAAAGCACTCCAATTTATCATGCTATTATCTATCCCGTATCGAGCGACAGGACGCATTACAAAAGTCAATGGACCTTGAGTAAAAAACGGAGTTTTAAAAACGGTAGCATAAGTAAGCGAGTTGTTGCTGAAGTTAAACAGCTGGCTATGGCCATAGAAATTGCTGCTGAATGAGGTCTTCTGTTGCCCCGGCAAACTGTAAACCGTATCAAAATCCTGAAGCTGTTGATAACGCAAGTAATCCCCCCAAGGCCAGTATCCCGAAGCTCCGGAAACAAGATTAGAGGTAGTGCCATTTCCTGCAATCCCACTCATATTCTTGTGAATATCAGTACCCAAAAAGGTAGAGCTCGTTATCGCCTCGTGATTTATAAATCTGTTAAAATCTTGATGATCAACCAAAGTCAAAAGCGGCCCCGGTCTATCAGAAAGCCTTTCTGTCCCTGTCGGTTGTTTATACCCTATACAGACCCCAGATGGTACTGCCGGGTATTTAAGCGCATAAGATAGGTCCCCGCTCCAACCATCCACCGCGTTGCCAGATTCCCCGCTGTAAACGTATGCCGTATTAAATTCGTTAGGTACCCCTTCCCCATTTTGCCATCTATTAACATAACCAAACCCCGGACCAAAGTCCACAGCCCCAACAGCAAACGGCTCATTACAAGCCCCTCCATCGTCTACAGGAGTAGCTATACCGGAATGATCTATACCTACCATTCCTATGTGCTGTAGACCATGCCTATCCCCAGAAGCCGCTGTTCCGCTCCACGAAATAGTAGGAAGATTTCCGTCTGAACCGGTAGGAATTAACCCTGTCGTACTTGGAGCCACAGGATCAAGCTGAACATTTAATTCGTATTTTACTCTTAAGAATTGACCCGGGCGAAGAACTTCTGGGTCTGGTCTTCCGGCCGCTGTGTTTCCGTCTAACACAACTCGAGAAAAAAGCTTCTTTGCGCCGGGGGTTTCTTTAAATCCTAGCTCTGTAATCGTAGCGTTTTGCTTTTGAGCGAGAAAATCAAAAGTTCTGAAAAGCTGCAAATACCTGTTGTCCCCGCTGGAATAAACATTATATCCACAGTTCCCGCTACCCGGAAGGTAGAAAGAATTCATCATCGCAGGTTTTTCTAACTCGGTGTCAGAAATCGTTGCGGGGGTTACTGATCCAGAAAGCTGATCTCCGGCTACGCAAAACTGAAACACCTGAGCCCAAGGCATGTAGGCAATTTTATCCAAGCCACAATCAAGAATTAAGTTCTTACTCCAGTCTCCTTCTCTTTCGGCAGATCCGTCAGGGTTAATTACAGATGTCTTATACTGTCCTTGTACAGATCTATTAAATTCTATTTCTGGTATTTCTACCACTTTTTTAGGCTCGTATTTAATCATCTTGTTTTATCTATTACACTTTTTTATGGACTTTCTGAAACAAATATAGCAGACCAGTCCTTCAAATCTGGATATGAAGAAGTGAAATCTCCGTGGTGAGTCAAAGCATATATATAATGTTGTCCGCTTGGGACGATAACGCTTACTGGAGGTTTCTGTCCCTGCCAAGCAAATTTTTCGTATTCATTTACTGTGATATTTCCATTTCCTGAGTTATTATATATTCTAACTTGATAACTACCCTTGACGTCAGGAGTGCCTGAAAAGTATATGTTTGAGTTGTTGTGATTCAGGATAAAAGTATGAAACTCGGAACCATGATCAAAGTAATATGTTCCGTTATTCCCAGTCGTGCCGGAAGGGTTAGCTACCCTTAGTAAGTCTCCAAAATCAGAATCTAAGTCAGAGTCAAGTCTTAGTATTTGACTATTTCTTCCTTTGGAGCCGTCTACATACCTAGGGTCTATTTTATCCAACCCGTGAGACATTTATTTATCTCCCCTCGGCAAGGATTTGCTTTATTTTTTCAGGAATTTTTTGTTCTGCGGCGGAGGCTTCTGCTGGTTTTGAATACGTCGACGCATGTCTGCCGAACTCTCTCAAAAGTCTGTCCGTAAGCATGTTTCTATTGTCAACAGGAACTATTCCTACTCTTGATGCATGAGCCTGAAGATCGGACATATTCATATCATACACTTTATCCTTGTACTTTTCATAGCTCAAAGTACCGTATTCTGAAGAGCCATCATCCCCCCAAATCTGATCAAGGGTTGTTGGTTGGAACTTTTTCTCCACCTTTGCGTGAGTTTGTTTAACGCTGTCTAATTTTCTCTTTTTCCTTTTTGCTGCCATTACCTTTTACCTTTCCTTATTATAATATATTTTACACATTTTATCTAAAAAATAGAAATAAAAAACCCGCCGACCGAAGTCGACGGGTTTTTGAATTTAATAGCGCTTCTATTAAGAACGCTTGAGATGAGCACCTGCCAAAACACGAGCATCAATACACACGCGTCCCTCTTCGACAGAACCGTAGAAACCGGTCTTGTCTGCACGTTGCGTGAACTGATCGTCCGGAAGAGCCGTAAAGGTTCCGCCAGTTTCAGAGTTAGCAGCGACAGGCCGGATAAGGGCCTCGCGACTTGCGTCAACGCCAACAACAACCTCATGGCTGGAAGCATCGTTAAACGCGGAGGTAGTAGTAGCACCAGCCTCGTTAACAGCAGCGGCCAAACCGGCAGCGTCACTGAAGGTCTCGTACAGAGTATTGTACTTCTGACCAACACCGAGCTCCTGCAAGTCGATGATATTAACACCGAAGATATTAGCGATACCAGCGGCCCTATAAGCGCCACTCTTGGCGTCTTCTGGCAAACTCTGAGCAGCATTATTGCCGATCGGAGAATACGAGAAGGCTCTGATATCCTGCTTAACTTCAGGGCTAACAAACAAGTCGGTAATGCCCTCGGAATAAACCTGAGCAGCAGTGCCGCCAGCGAACGACTTATTAATACGCTTCATACGAGTAATCATCGCATTAAGAGTGTCCAGCTGGAAGGTCTCTGTAGACCCAACATTGTTGACGATATGGTTACCGTTAGCGGAACCAGTTCCTTTACCCTCTGAGAGAGCTTTCAAAAGAACGGCCCAAGCATTACGCTCCTGTTTAACCAAGACTTCCTGAGCCATACGCTCAACAGCCTTACTCACAACGTCCAAACGGCCGCGACGAGCATACTTCTTCAAGAAGCTGACAGCGCTATCAAGCTTATAGGTCGAAACCTTCAGCTCGTTGGCGCCTGCGACTTGAGAACTAGGAAGACCACCGGCCATGTTCTGCTGAAAGACAGTCACGTAGTTATCCGCGTTTCTTTGCTCGTAGAACAAATCAAGAGGATAGCTTGGGTTATCGTCTTCGTCATAAACGACGTCAGCATATACAGCAGAAGCGGTATCAGCCTGACTAAGTACTTGTTGAATAACGGGGCCAATAAAAGCTGCAAAAGCCTCAGAAGCTTCGCGAGAAACCTCTGGACGCTTTGAGCCCATAGCTTTAATTAATTCAACCTGTTCTGGGGTATTTTTAAATTTTAATTTCATTTTATTAAATCTCCTTTAAAATTACAGTTCAAGTTTAACCAGAACACTTCCGTCTGCGTCTGAATCACCGAGGGCTTTACCCACTTTGACTCCGCCAACAGTCGGAGAGAGTTGACCATTTCCTGTCGCATAAAGCGAGGAACCCGCAGCAAGCGCGTCAGCATCGGTAAATGCACCAGTTGCCATAAGGAAAATTCCCTTTGTAGCAACCGGGACAGCCTGTCCGCTAACAGTAGCTTGTAGTTCGCAGGCCTTCTGAGGGTTAAATTTCAGAAGCTCTCCGTTCTCGTCGTATTCTCTAACGTCATAAAGAGTAATACCCAACGGAACCTCGGAAGGTCCGCCGTTACAGTATTCTACTTTTGCGTTAACGCCATAACGTTGTGAAACAACGTTATCGTAATCAGCACCTGCGCCACCTAAAAATTGAACCTCATCGGTGTTGCTCCAGCCTGTTCTAATCTTAACAACCGAACCGGCGTAAACGACGGTTGAATTATTAAGGGTAACTGCAGCATCATCGAAGCTGAACAAATTGATAACGTCGTGCTCGTCATAATCTCTAAACGGCTCTAATCTTTCATTTGCCATAATATTTTATTTTCTCCAATTTACAATTTTATATCGAACTGATCGATATTAAAAGCTTTACTATATTTATCGGTAATAGAAGGCTCTTCAGCTGGCGAAGATACAGGAACAGTTTCCTTTTCAACCTCTGCGTTTTCAACAGCGGCCTCAACAACTTCTTCAGCAGTAGATGCTTCTACTTCCTCAACTACTTCTTCTTCCCTCTTAGTTTTAGAGGAGAGAAGAACCGTCATGTTCTCATCAAAGGCGGCGAACTCTTCGTCTGACAAGTTCTTAACCTGACTAGCGAGAACCTTGCGGTCTTCGTCAGTCAAATCATAGCGCTCGTCAAAAGAGGCCATTCTTTGATTGAATCGCTCTAGCATTTCTCTTTCTGCTTTTTCAGTTTCCAGAGAAGCCAACTTCTCCTTAATGGATTCTAATTCAGCCTTAAGAGAATCGTGCTCTTTAAGCAAGCCATCGTGCTTTTCTTGAGACTCCGCTAGAACGCTATCTTTTTCCTGCTTCTCAGAAGTAAACTTCTCAGAAGCGTCTTGAAGGCTCTTTTGGATGTACTCATGAATCGCAGAAGCTTTAAGAGTCTGCAAGGACTCATCATTTATGTCTGTGATATTTTCTATTTTCATAGGTTCCACCTTTCGAATACTTACATTTGTTTTAGTATTTTGGGAAATTTTTTCTTCTTTTTGTTCGGCAATTTCAGCTTCGATTTGTGTATCTTCTTTTTCTCCCGAAGCGGTAAGGACACCTTTTACGTCAGCTGCTGGCGCTTCTGTCAGTCCAATTCCTAAAGGAATTACTTTGTTTATCACCTTTCTATAGATATGAGAGCCGTCTTCTAGTTTGCCTTCTCCGCCGAAACCTCTTAGTTTAGGCTCGAGCTCTTCGATTTCTTTTGGGTCAGAAATTTCTTTGGCGTTTCCGATATTTTTTTCCTCGCCCTCCACTACTACAATATTGTAATCGTTAAAGCCGAGCTCCCAGCTTGCGCTAATATTCATATAGTCTTCGCTGGTAGGGTCGCTAGAGTTTTCTATTTTATTGGCGAGGTCTTGGTCTGTTATTTTCCAGACAATTCCCCCAAGAGTAACATTAAACGGCTCGTTTGACCCCTTGACTTCCTCTTCTGTTAATGGCTTATCTTCGCCGAAAGAGGAGAATCCTGCCGTAAGTATAGTTCCGATAACAGATTTACGGTTATGTTCGATGTTGACAGGCTTATTGATGAAATTTTTATACATCGCCAAAGCTGTTTCAGTGTCTACAACATCGCCGTTCTTATTCACTCTATTTGCGACAAAAGCGTTGAATGCCACAGGAAGCAGATCGTAGTTTTCCTCTGTGTCGACATTGGGCACGAACTTCTCTAAATCAACCAGTGACGCCAAAGCAAGATATTTATCTTTCTCCTCAGAAACCAAAGGTTTGATATGAGAACTAAAAATAGTTGTATATTTCGTTTTCATGTTTCTATAGAATTTCTAAATTCATCATTTCTGTCTCGAGGTAAAACTGACTCGCATCTTCGAAAACAATTTCCTCCAAACCAAATTCCTTAACTTCTTCCTTCGCTTTAATGAAACACTGTTCTTCTGGGAAGAATTCGTTAGCGACCGCTGTCTTAAAGCTTTGATTTCCTAAAAACAGTTCTAAAAAATTATTAATTTTAGCTAAACAAAAGACCATTTCCGCTTCTTCTTTTGCGGCTTCTTTAAAAACTTCGATAAGCTTTTCCGAACTGATTCCTCCGGCTTCTTCAGCTTTAGCTTCTAAATATTTTTTAACTTTTAGAGAGTGATCTATGAATTCATCCTGCGGAGCTTCTTCCTTCGAAGAGGAGATATCTAAAATCATATGTCTTTCCCTAGTCACTTATCCGTAATATACACGTAATTATGAGTTTTTAGAAAAAAAAGACCTACCAAAAAGGTAGGTCTAATGAGAGGTTTGCAATTAACTTTTAGAATTTAAAGATGGGGTCCTCTAAACCCACTCTAACTATTCTGTACCCAAAGTCACCTTTGCTTTTCCTCTTCCGAGAGACAAAGCGGGAAAATCCCAGTCTATCTTAAAATAAGGAAGTTTAAGCATAAAGTTTTCCTTCGTGCATTTAAAATCAAAAGACGCGGAAATTCCCTTACCCGCACAAACGGCAGGAAGAGGCGTTTTGATTCCAATAAAAGGAATAGTGATATAAGGATCAGGCTTAACGCCTGCCGCGAACCAACTTTCTTTCTCTTCTCCTGCGTTAGCCGTAAGAGAAAAGATTGCTAATATTGCAACTAGTGCTAGTGTTCTTTTCATAATGTTATTTATCGATTTTTAAGGTTTCTATTTCAGCTGACTGATCAGAGATAACCTTAAGAGTGTCTCTGGTAAATTCAGGAACATTCTCCCAAGCCTTGTCTATTTGAGGATGGTTCATCATCCTTTTTACAACATCTTGGGGAACAGATGGTAAAGAAATATGGTTATTAGTTGTCTTGCAACTTATTACGAGACTTAGCGCGCTCAAAAGCACGATCAATCTCATTCTGTGTTTCTTTCCAATCACTTTTTACCTGTTCCTTTTCGCCTCTTTCTATCTTATCTACCTTTTCCTCATAAGTCAAAGTTTTTTTATCTAAAACCTTAAAAAACGAAGTAAGTATAGATAATATAGAATTAAGCCACCCCATCACTCGGCTGGTTTATCTTCGGCGGGAGCAGCTTCATCAGAAGCAGCTTTTTTAGCTTCCGAAGTGATACCCTTTCTAAGGAAAATAGCCATTAGTGATGCAAATAGAGCAGAAATCGTTGTTTGCATATCTACCTCTCCAGCGAAATATGCGCCGAGAGCCGTCAAAACCGCTGCACCAGCGGTAAAATAAGTTTTTTTGCCTGAAAGTGCTTTCATACGAAAAGTATTACACTATTTTTTAGTCTTTAAACCACCCTAGCTGAAGCCGAATAGATAAAATCAGCCCTGACTCCAGAAAACAGATTTTCACTAAAAGTAACAGTAGGGACTCCGGTACCTGCTGAAGCATTAGACAAAGAGTATCTTACAGGAGTTTGGACTACGCCTCCGACATAACATTGAATCTGCTGACTTTGAGTAATAGTTGCCTCCCCTAAAACTACTCCGTCTATATTGTATATACTAGAAACCCCAGTAAGAAGCATTTCGGAAACTCCGGTAGTGGTTGTATACCCTGTTTCGTGCACCGAGTTTATTACCGTTTGAAAGATTCCTGTCTCGCTAGATTTAACTAGCTTGTCTCCAGTTACGGTTACTTCAGAGCTAAAGTTGAAAGCGCCAGTATAAAATTCTCCGGATAAAGTTTCGTCAAAAACCAAAGAAACGTCGGGCTTTGTTCCTCGATCTATTTGTACCCCTCCGGACAACAAGGTTATTCCCGCTCCAACCTCACCACTATTAAGTAGTATAATATTGTCTTTGATCGTAGAGTCTACCGTATTAAGCGTAGTTTGCGTACCGGTAACGGTTAAATCTCTTATAAAAACATTATTATGAAAGCTTTTTACCCCGTGTATATCTTGGTCCGAATACTTATCCAGAAGATCGCCGGTCATGGTTTGTAAAACCACGCCAGTTTGGACTACCTGTTGCCAAGTCCCAGAAACTTTAATATACGAAGCTTGATTATTTCCGAAAGCTCCAGAAGTAAACAGAACCGCGCCATCAGCGACATCAAGCGGAAACCCAGTAGGGTTTCCGGCTGGGCCAACAAATCTATCTCCTGCGTATCTCGTATAAGACATATCAGTCGCGTATTTCTATTTGTATTTCGTAATAAGCCCCACCATTCATGGAACAACGCACACTATCAAAGAGTAAGTCTATTGTATGATCTCCTTTTTCTAACGTATAGTCTTTAATAAATGAATACGGGCTTTCGTAAGTTGGGGTGACCATAATCGAATCATAATCGTAAAAATTAGTCGAGTCTCCGTTTTTCCACGAATTACCATATGGATTAACCGTAGTGTTGCCAGCGTCAATTTCGCTGTTTGTTGAGTAAGATTTTCTATTATCAAAGTTCGATATATCAATATATTCTAGCCCATGAAAATAATGATAATCGTCAGCCTCTAGACCGCCTCTGGTCCCATTTACAATATCGAGGTTTGAATCTAGCGCAAATTTATCCCCGCCGGTACCTTTATAATTGTTAACCGTTTCACCTTCATCGTTAATTGTCGAACTTGCTAGTTCAAAAATTCTAACTGGACCTTTTAGATAGTTACCCTTCCAAGTCTCATTGTAGATAGGGTTAGATTCTGCAGGACCGATTGAAGGATAAGAAGCATCTTCAAACTCGAAGTAACCTATCTGTGGGGCAACGCACTTTATTTTTTCAGTGTTGTCTATAAATATTTTACATGTTTGTGAATCGCTCGGGGCACATGGATAAGGAGTTCCCGCGGACTCTTTATTAGTAAAAGATTTAGGGTATGATTCTCCCTCATCTTGTTTCGTTCCCCCTTTAAGGGCCGCGTCTTGGCCTATATGTAGATTCAGCCCACCGCCGTATCCACCACCAACGGTGTCTGTCCCTAATCCTTTTATCGTAATCCTGATAGCTTTTTGTGAGCCGAGAGCAAATGAAAATCTGGCCTTGGCTCTTTGTCGATAAAAAAACTGCTGAAGAGTGCTGGTGTCACTATATCCATTGTACCCCATTCTGATAGCTTTTAAAACGTCGTGACTAATAAAATCCCCGCCGAATTTCTCATTGTCTCCGAAAAAACCATTAGGGTTGTGACCAGAGTTTTGTAAATGTTCTGATATAGCTTGAAAAGCATCTTTTTCGAAATAGCATTTCACAGTAATAGTTTTACAGTCTTCCGAGGAGGAATAAGTTACCGGGCCAAGCGCTCTGTGAAGGTCATCTCTTCGTATCCAAGAATCTAGCCAACTATGCTTTATAGTCTCGGGATAATTATCGACTTCTCGTCCAGTATAATCTATCTGTCCGTAAGATGAACTGATTCCCATGCCATTTGTATTATTTGCACTTAAAAACCCCTTTCGTTTTATTTCTTCGCTAGCAGAAATGTATTGATAGGAACTATCAAATAACAGGATATAGATGGGCTCGTTAGTTAAAAAAACTGTACCGTCATTATCTTTATCTTTATCTGCTTTGACGTATGGCCAATGGCATGTTGGCCGGTTCCAAAAATGTTTCACTAACTCTTCGTAATCGGCATGACCTTTATTGACTTCGTATATTGAATATGCGTTTGAAATTAGCGCAGTCGCGTCTGTCTTCCCTAAATTAATTGGAACTGGTAACACCCCGAGAAACTTACCCTCAACTTTTACGTCTATCGGGCCGAAAACTCCTTCTGCGACGATATTGTCTTGTAGGATATCTGTCGCCCAGTTATCAAATCTGTTATACGCGCCACTGGCTTCATCTATTGCGAAATACGGATTTAAATCGCCCCACCACATACGCCATGCACCGAAAGGTTCTTCTAACCCATATTCATCTATTAAAATTCGACGATGAAGATGGGATTGGGGTATTATGTCAACATAAAGGCCTATAGCCCCGTCGGAAGTTTCTGCTTTGGTCGGAGTACTTGGCTCCTCAGCGACCAGCATTCTATATACAGAGTCCGTAGGGTTTTGGGAGAAGGATCCCTTAAAAGGAGAAAAACAACTATCTTCTTCTAAGATTAGGTTTTCCTTTTTCCAAAATGCTGTAGGAAAGGGTTGCATTAATCGATGAAATCATACCCAGTTATATAACTAGTAAAAATACCTGTGTTTATTCTAACGAAAGTATAAACATTAGCTTTCTTTATTTGGATTTGTGGAGCGTCTGTGCTACCGAGAGCATCCATTGGCATTTTAACCCTGTTTGCCGCAGCGGTAGCAGGGTCGCCAGACATAAAAGTGCAATCGATCAACGACGCCGAGGTATTCTTAACGTACATTGTTAAAGTCTGTCCATCTTTTACGTTTGTAAAACTAAAGTTTGTACTAGCTGCCACGTCTTTAAACTGTGCGTTACTCCTACTCCAATCAATTACAGCTCCTTCTCCGCTATGAGGTTTGTGATGAGAAACACCAGAACGAATATGAACATCGCCAGAAACAAATATTCCAGAGTTATTAATAACTACTACGTCCCTATCGTAACCATCGATTTCACATAACGGGTCTGTATACTTAACCTTGAAGGCGTTGTTTGCGCTGCCAGTTATTAAAACGTCGCCGGTAATGGGTCCGCCGTATCTACTGTAAAAATGTCCAGAGTCTTGATGATCTAAGAATTTTCCTGTCATGTTAATGTCAACATAACCTCCCGTCATGTTAATATCAACAAATCCACCGGTCATATTTACATCAACAAATCCACCGGTCATTATATTGCTAATCAAATTCCCTGTTTCGTCGTGACCAACTCTACTATCGTCGTAAAGTTTGATTGTGCCACCATAATCATTTATTAAAGAAAATGATGACGGATCACTAGAAGTAAAAGCATTATAATAAAGAGTATTCGGTGCGGTTTGCGGTACTCTGAAGTATAAGCTTTGCCCATTAGCTGCGGCTCGAGTCGCAGTAATATCATCTCCGGCAAACTGCCCAGATCTATACAGGTAATCTGACCAAGTTGCCGGATACGGAGCAGCGTTATGTGTACCAAGAAGCCCTGTAGAAATACCGAAATGAGCATTAGTAACATTCGACCCAGTTACATTAAATTTATACGTGCAACCTTTTTGCAAAAACAAATCTGGTTGATTTCTTTGGGCTCCAGCTAGAGTATCCGAATTCCCCTCGGGATGCGCTGGGCCTAACGGGCTCGTTTCTCTTACGCTTATTTTATGAGTAGAGTGTATGCCGATATTATATTCGGCACAATAATCAGAGAAAGCCCCCGTAAAAACTACGCCAGACGCAATAAAATGCCCTGTGTAGGCTTTGTCGGTTACATCATCTAGTTTTGTTTGAGTTATAAAAAAGCCAGAATCGTTCAAATCCATGAACCCGCCCGTCATATCAGTATTAACAAGCACCCCAGAATCATGTTTATCCATCAGGTATCCAGTGTAGGCATGATTGAACGGACCAGAAGGACCCCATGGAAACTTATTATTTAAAAGATATTGAGTTAGGAAATCTCCAGTTTCTCCAGCCCCCACGAAATCTCCTGTGGGAATAAATTCTAAACCGTCTTGAGTATCCTTGACTCTAACTAAATTACCTCCGGCGGCAGGGGAAGTATAATTAGCCGGAGTATCTGTTAAGCTAGTTGTAAAAACGGATACAGCCGTACCCGCTCCCCCACCAGCAACCCCTGACCATATCATCCCATTTCCGGCCGGATCAACTACGAGAGAATCCAAAGGGTTACCGTAACCGCCTTGGGGAATTTTAGTTGATGCATCAACGTTAACGTCCCACAACCCTGTGATGTACCCAGAAAAATGATTACCCCAAGTTACCGTTCCGGCTCCGTCCGTCATCAAAATAGGCGTATTTGTTGTTCCATCTTCCGTAGGGAAAGTGAAAGCTTTACTAAACTCAACCTGTTTATTTAAAGATATAGTATAAGGATCCTCGTTCGACAGTTCAATCGAAGGCTCAACATCTACTTGGTTATATCCCGTAAGCCGATTAGCGTAAATATTAAGCTGACTTTTGCTACCTATATGAAAAGGGTACCCGGTATTCGATGTATATATATAAGAGTCCCCAGAATTATTAGTCCATTTTTTGCCTGTCGAAGAAATTCCCGCTATAAGCCGATCATCATCGCTATTTTTTAAAAATATATTAGTGCTAACGTAGCCTGTGTAGCTCGACTTCGCCGTTATATTCGCTCCGAAACCAACCTGAGTAGTCGGATCGTACCCTCCTTGTAAGATATCTATTGTTCTTGCGTTTATCCCGCTCCATCTATTTGCAGAGGATCCCAATCCGCCGCCCCCCGAAACAGGATAAAGATGAGTACCATCGTCTAAAAATATTCCCGAAGTAAGAATTTGTTTTTCTGCCCATTTAGTATAATAGCCAGCTATACCTGAACCTGAAACAAAAAGGCCCGTTTCCGTCCTAGGAACAAATTTTCCAGAATCATAATTTATATCCAAGAAATTGCCCGTCATGTTTGTGTCGATAAAACCTCCGGTTTGCCAATGACCAACGAAATAGGAACCAGTGTTTAGAAACTCCAAACCATCTCCAGCAGCATTTACTACAATCCCACTTCCTGCAACAGTGTCTCCGGGCGCGCCGCCGGGAAGATGGTAACTGTTTGGCGTATCATCTAGTCCCGTGAACCCCTGTCCTGATTTAAAGAAATCTCCAAAATTTATCTCAACACCGCTTTGATAATATCTTCCGCTTACATCTAAACCTTTTGTATGGTCTTCGGAGCTTTGTATGACAGTGTTGCCAGCGCCAGAAAGTAACAACTGGGCGCCTTTGAGAGATATTTTATGACCCTGATCTATGCCTGCATCATCCAGAGCGCTTACTAAAGTTATAGCGCTGTCTTGTCCGTCCCCATAAACTACGACGCCAGTTCTAGAAGTTAACCGTAAAAACTTTCCGGCACCAATAGTGACAACTCCAGTACCATCATGACTGATATAGTTTTTGTTAAAAGCATTATCGTTTAAATATATCGTATCCCCAGCAGCCATTGTCACATCACCGCTAACAATACCTCCATATCTTTTATCCAGCCAATAACCCCCCGTGAGAATTCCAGCGTCATTTGAAAAGGTGAGGCCATGAGCGTCAGAATGCCCCATTACAAACATATTACCAGTTATGTCAGACGGAGTATCAGAAAGACCGCTCCACGTAGTAGAAGATTCCCCTTGAATAGCTTCCGCTATGTCTTTGACGGTAGCGCTTCTGCTAACGCCTGAATTAGCTAAAACCATTAAGGCTCCAGTGGGTACCGGAGATATGCCCGAAAGCTGTGATATTTTTTTATTTGGCATTCCTTATTCCTTTTATATTATACACTTTTTAATAGAGGGGTAGGTAGTTAGAAACCAGTAACCCGCTAGATTCCTCTAATTCCAGATGGAATCTTTCGATATCCTCAGTATGCACTTCTGCCTCCGGAGTTGTTTCTAAAAGTTGAAAGTCTTCTAGTTTTCTATCTGATAAAAACCCACTAATAAAAAGACCTTTGGATAAATCGTCTGGATCTATTTCTGTACTGAAGCTTGCTGAGAAAAGTTTATTTTCCCCGATTGAAGTATCGTATGAAAATTGATCTAATTTAGCGCTATTAAAAGAATACCTTATTAACTCTTCTTCTCTTAACTGCAGAGGGGCGACACCGGCGTTAACTGGGTCTCCGGTTAAAGGAGTTTTACAGTTTTGAGGCATATCCAAAGTTATTGTGAAGTTATAATCCTGATTTAAATTAACTAAATCAATCAGAGATCCGGAGCTCATTTTTTCTACTACCCCATTAATGCTTATGGTCACCGGGGCGGTGAAATTAACTTTTCTGCTTATTGGAAACTTGTACCCTAGATTATTTTCTCTTTCTCGCGGAATATCAAAAGATATAACATAAGATTCTAAATGAAGATTATTGAAATCTACACCTACCCCAGAAAAAGAATCTACTGAAAAATTAATGTCCCCCGGTCTTACTACAGATATAGGATTTCTCTCTATTCTCTTCGGGATAACACAATGCATGTCAGCAAACTGTTTTCCGTATTTAGGCTCTATCGTTGGGCTTAAAAACCCACTCCCGCTCGTTTCGAACATTACATTTTCCCCGACATAAGTAACATCTACGGTTGGAAGGGTTCCGACAGAAGCTTCGGTTGAATATGAAGTCATGTAACAGCGACCAAAAGAAATGACGTTGTAACCAGTAGCGTTTGGATCTACTACCTCTTGGGGGTCCTTAGCGTTTAAATCCTCTAGTCTTTCCCCGGTGTATATATCCTCAAGGTCACTTCTTACCGCTAAGTAAAAGTTTTTCCTATCTCTATAAGTTCTAGCGGGGAAAAACGGATCATACTTTCCTGTTTGGTAATAATAATCTTGATGCTCTTCCTCGTCGACAAAACCGGATAGTAAAGTATGCCCTGTGTTATTTAAGTAAAAAGGCGTACCGTTAAGATCGTACGACGAACTTCCTTCTCCGGCGCGTTCATACTGAGGATAGTTTACATAAAGGCCGAGTTTTGATTCGTTTGAAACGTCCGCGACTAAATATCTAAAACTAAAGTCTACTTGCGGGGGGTTAATGATAGGTCTACCTAATACAGATCTAGTATTTAGCTGATTGATTTGGGTATGGGGAATGTTTATGTCATAAGAAAAAGACTGAACCCTATCTATTTGTTTTATTAAGTTATGAGTGAGTAACGGATTAGAATAGTCGTCGTGAGGCCTCTCTCCTATATAACTCAGAAAGTTATGTCCGGATGGCCCTGTAAAAAGCCCCTCTACATTGTAAATAACTCTTGACATTATTCCCCATCATGCTTACTACAGTACAATATACCAGCGAGAAAATCATCTACTTGATGCTCGTAAGCAATAGACTGGATTTCCTTTACCCTTTCCTCATTTCTGTCAATAGGCTCAGCCGCATATCTTCCGGCTTTAGCTAACCAGTTTTCTGGATCTTCGTTATGAATAACTATATTAGAAATTTGTTGAGCAATTTCTTTTTGAGACTTGTTTAATCTTTTTCTGTTATGAAGCTCCCTCAAGGAAGCTTCCACTTCTAGATTTAGCTTATCCGCAAGATTTAAATTATTTTGAATTTTAGTTAAGCTGAATTTAGTCGAAGCTTTTAGACCTATTGGGTTCTTCTTATCGGTTTCTTTTGGCCTACCGGTTCCCTGCGGCCTTCCCTTTTGTTGCGGTACCGGCTTTTTGTTATTTTGGTTAGGCGTTTCTTTCGGGACTTCGATTTGCTTATTACCCAAAACCGGCTCATATAAGCCTTCGTCTCTGAGCGATTTAAACCTTTCTTGAGATTCTAACGATTCTTCCGTAGTTGGCATGCGGCCGGACTCTATAGCCTGAATCCCTTCTTCGGGAGTCAAAACTCCCAGTTCTATTAGCCTACTGTATACTCTAGCATAAACAGAATTATCTTTTAAATCTAAATCTTCAAAATGAGGAGTTGGGTAGTTTTTGAAACCCATTTCTTTAGACAATCTCTTAATTTCTGGAATTAAGAAATCGTTAATGAAAACTTTTCTACCTTCGTTAAGTCTTTCCATGAAGACTTGAACCTTGATACTTGAGTTTGCAAATTTTTCATCGCTCAAGAGAATATTATTCAAACCCATTTGAATATCATGATTGACTACTTCATATTTTTTAGGATCGAGAATACCAGCGATGTCAGGTATTACAAATTTAGCTTGAGTCGTATAGTCAGAAATTAAAACCCTACCAACAGACTCGTTCTCAAAAAGCTTTTGCATGGCGTGGAGGTTCTTTTGGTTGACCCCACCCTTCTCAGGCTCGGACCCCATCGTTACCAACAAGATAGCTTGGTTTGTCGTACGGGTTAGAGCCATGTCCATTTTTTTCATCTCCTGCTTCCAGTTAATATCTTCCAGAACAGGATAACCCATCGGCACAGCAAAAGGCTCATAGTCTTGTTTTTTATAAAAGACCGCCGTCATTTTTTCAACAGGAAGAGGAATCGACACAGCGCTATGGCCGGGCTTTTTCTTTCCTCCTTTAATTTTCTTTACAGTCTCCGGATCGAGATTCTCTAGAACCTGAACGTCTTCTTCTGTTTTGGGATTTCGTAACCTTTCTAATTCGTAATCGGTTAATACTTTTCTAAACTCTCCCGAAGTAAAAGTGATATTTCCTGTAATTTGGATATCGGCAGGGTTTAGGATAATATACCTTGCAGGTAGCGAATAAGAAGCATTTGAAACCAAGCCAAAAGTTTGGGTCATCCTCGTAACGTCTTCTTGTGAAAGATTCGCGTCAAACCTATGGACGAAAACGTTTCCTGATCTGTAATACTCGCGAAAGAACTTACTTTGTAAATTATTAATGTTTATCTTTTTAAGTAAAGCGTTAAAAAAATCTTTAGACTTCTTGCTTCCTCCCGTAAGATATAGATTACTCATAGAGAATTCTGTCATGAGATCTATAGTGTTCCTAAAGACTGAAAAGTTATAATAAGCCTTCTGGCAAAGAACTATAGTGTCCCTTATGTCAAGACTAGAATTGTTGGAAACCCCCTGAGAATAACGAAAAGGGATAATGCCGTCGTTGATATTCGAATACCTGTCAGTTCTTTCTATTGACCCAGCCCTGTTGCGCCGCGTCCTAGTAGAAGCGAAAGACTCCTGAAACCCTTCTCCGGCCATTAAGGGCTCTTTAAGAGAATTTTCTTCCTTAGTTTTTCTTGTTACGGCCATATTTAATTTAAAATTACACTTAATTAATCATTCTTGGAACAAAAGTAAAGTTAGCTTCTTCAACCTTTACGTCCCTAAGGTCATTATAGGCCTTTACGGCCCAATTACCTAACATTAACGTCGTATAGTTATCTCTTCTGGCCCTGCTCGCAGAATTACTTCGGCGAAGATGCTGGGGGAGGTCAAAGGTTTGTGTTCCTTTAGCTGTTGACTTAACCTCGATTAGAGCACATTGCTTCTTAGTTTGGTAAATTAGATCGTCTTGAGTCTCGATTAATTCCCCTATATCGTTAAAGGGAGTGAGGTTTACCGGAATCTTTAACGATGTAGCTCTTGAAAAGAAACTTCCATACGCCGAAGTCCTTGAAGCGAAAAATATTTTTTTATGGTCGATACAAGACTGCAAGTATTCATTAGCGTTTCTTAAGAAATCGGAGCTGAAAATCTGCCTAAAGCAAACAACATTGTCTTTAGCGCTATATTTCCTTTTGACTGATCTAAGCTCTTTTTCATATTCAACACCTTCTTTTTCGGTATTAAAATCAAAAAACTTAATTTTCAACTTAGCTTCTCTGAATAACTCAGATTCATTTGCCCCATCAATAAATTGATACCCGGCGTTATCAATTATAATCAGCTTGATATTAAAGTTCTTGTATACGTAAAATAAATACTTGATATGATCCTTTAGGTTTCCTCCCGCCACTGCATAAGAATGAACCAATGTATAAGACGTTTCGTCTAATTCCAGTATAGACATTGCGAAATAATCTGAACTCGGGCTATTACTAAAACTTGGGTCGATCGCTAGAATATACTCTTTGTCGGGGCTCCCGGCTATCCTTGAATGCGGAGATTCTCCGTCGGGCACTGTGCATTCATACATTTTTTTCGCGCTAAAATAGCTATCGCTTCCATCAGTAAACTGAGCACAGTATTCCCGCTGAAAAGAAGAAGAGGACGCGCCCCCAGCTTGAGCTTCTTCAATAATCGTTTCATCGATCATATCTTTGGGAATAGAGTCGTAGCCCATTTGAGATATAAAATACTTAGAGTCTAGAATGTCATCCGAATAAATATTCCCCATCCATTCTTTATATGTTTTGTATAAATTTTCGAAGCTATAACTAGCAGAAGATAAAGCTATCATTTTTGATTTATTCTCAAAAACCATACGATCTTTTTCCCCCATCTTTCCAGCCTTAATCAACGAGTCCTCTATTTCTCTGATCTTTATTCTTTCCGCCATGTCTTGAGGGGCAACCAAGAAAGGCATAAGGACTGTTTTAATAGTTTCTTCGGGAAGTAAAAGGTACTCGTCAAGCACCAGAATGTTCGCTCGAAATCCACGAATCTTTTCTCCACTCAAAGGTATAGCTGTTACGCTTCCTCCGTTAATTCTCCACTCAAACTGATCATTACGTTTAGACTTTGCTCCGAAAGCCTGCGCTAGCAATTCAGCCCCTTTGGTTTCTACTATATTTTCTAGATTCTGGAAAATAAATCTAGCAGTACGAAACGTTGGGCCAGCTATAAGGATTTTTGTATTGGGTTCAAATATGCATTGAAGAAAACAATAAATAGACGCGATAAAAGTTTTGCCGCATCCGCGTCCCCAAACACACATATTAAAATTCCTATTAAAAAAACCTTTAAGGGTAACTTCTTGATATGGCGCCAGTTTTATTCCGGAAATCAACTCTACCGTAAACCCTAAGTTGGCCCTTAGAAATTTCGCTAGCGTTATCTTCGCCTCCTTGGAATCGAGCTCTCCTTTTAAATTTAACAGTTCTAGATTAGTGTCGTTTACGACTCGGTTATACTTCTCGTGAGTGTACCACATGTTTAATTATTTACAACAGTTTTGAATCATATGCGTATTGCAAATCTACTTTTGCATACTCGCAATTACTAAAGAATATCCTTTTCATTACTCTTATAGACTCCCGTCTGTCTTTAACAAAGAGAAACTGTACATTGGGGTATTCCTGAATCACAGTTCTTATGTTGTGGAAAATATGTTGCGGGTTAGTTCTTATGTTTTTATAGGTTCTTTTAAGCTTATGGAACATTAAACTCGCATTATAATCACTTTCCACAAGAACAATTAAATTAGCGTTTTCCGTTTCAGCTCTTTCTATTTCGTCGCAAAATCTTTCGTATCCGCCACTCAAAGTACCGATTAAATCCTGAATAGATTTTCTTTCTATATAGCAATTACAGGTCAAGTCTTTGTCGCTAAAAGCGTAATCGCCATATTTTAAGCCCTTAACCTCTGTAGGGTAATCGTCAATTTCCAAAGGACGTTGTTCCCTTGTGTCTATATAAATTTTCCCCCCTTCGTATTTTTCCGGGGAAAATTCCAACGGTTTAGAAATAGTTTCGTATTTTGTAGAAAGCCCAACTTCTTCGCATATTTCATTATAATCCCCAAACACTTTTTGGTAATAAGTTACAGAAGGGCTCATCAAAGATCTAAGCTCGACTTGGCATGGGGCGAACTCTAAATCTTTCTTTTTTTTTCTGTTGATGAGGAAATTTTTAAAATACGTTTTAGCAGTTTCTGGAACAACGTGAGCCATCCATTTTTTCAGGTTAGTTTTATTATTAAAGTCTGAAGAGAAATAATTATCTTTGTTTGTAAAGTTTATTAGTTTGTTGTCGTATTTATCTCTTCTAGGGAAATATTTATAGTAATACTCTTTGACCTTAAGCTTGTGAGCTTTTAAGTGAGCGTGAAGACTTCTATCTGAGGTAAAATCTTTTCCGCATTCTTTACAATCAACCATTTAATACCTCCTCTTCCGTCAGACCCATGATCCTGCATTTAATTTCATCCATGCTGGAGAGCCTGCCTACTTCTTCTTCGAGCGCTTTTTTTCTGATTTCGGCCAGCTTGATCATTTTATGCCTAGACTCTTCGTCTCTCCACATTTCCACAAGATTTAAAATCGAGGCGTTTTCCTTGATCTGTTTACTGATTCTTTGGCTTCGTTTTTCTTTAAGTTCGTTTAAGAGTTTTGTTTGTCGGTTTACACACTGATTATATTCTGTTTGAGCAGTGTTGATTGATTCGACTAAACTCATTGCCATTTTTTTTCCTTCGGTTTCTTCGGCCGCTTGATCAAGTAATTCTTGAAGCCTCTCTACTCTTATTTGAATATTAGATGCAATAACAACTTCTGCAGATAGGACTATGTACTGATCAACTTCCTCTTGTGTTAAATCTGGCTTATCGTTAGTGTATCTTACGAAACTGCTCTCAAAAAGTTCTCGGTTACTTTGAGAGGTATAATTTGATATTTGATGCAAAAATCTATAAGTATGCATATACGCTATGAGTCTAGAAATATTTTTTTTATCCGAAGCTTTAAGATTGTTTTTATCTATTCCTTCGTGGACGTATTTATTAATTCTGGCTACAGCCTTTGTTTCGTTCTTGGGAGGTAGATAATCGCTAGGAGAAACTTCTTTAACGACCTCAGAAAGAACGACTTTATTGTCGATAGTTTTTACGAAGTCGCTGCAAGCTCTGTATCTTCTATCCAGAGGGTTTATTTGTTCTTCGTATAAAGTGTTAGCCATGTCGGAAACCTTCATTGTCGAACAGTTATTATACAAAAAGTCTCTTTCTTCTTGGCTTAGTTCGTATTCTTTTTTTATGTAGTCAGAAGTCGCAATTGTTTTTTTACCTTTTGACGCTAGGTGCTTTTTAATCGCTCTCCCGTAGATGCTTCTGCCATCTCTGTATTTTTCATCGATATCAGGAAATACTTGAGCCACTAATTCTTTTATCGCTGTTATGTTTTTATTATCGTATAAATTATCGACTTCTGCGATTTGCTCTTCTGTTAGCAGTATTTCTTCTTTTTTCTTCATATATGCATATCCTCCGATACTATTTCCTTAGCTTTTTCTATAATAGATTTTTTTATGTTTTTGATTTGTTTGTATCCGGGACTCCTGTTCTTTTCTGAAGTTTTATACCCTAGCATTTTCGCCACTTCTTGTTCTGTTTTTCTTTTTAGAAAAAGGTTCTGATAGACTATCCATTCGTTTTCTTTTAGTTTTTCTTTGAGCTGCTTATTTAGTTTTTCTAATACCGTATCAAAGTCAAATTCCTGCAACTGCATATTTTCAGTTTCGTGCTCTACCGATTCTAGGGGTGAGGGAAGTTTAGTTAAGTACGCAGCTTTTTTTGTTTTTTCCCACTGAGCGAATAGCGGACAAGCAGAACTTTGGGTTCCGTAGATGTAGCATAGAGAATCGGACTCTGCGGCTGCACATTTTAAACAAGGTCTACAGTAATTTCCATAATTGTTTCTGATCAAATTTTTAATTTGATTAGAGATAAGAGTATTTATCCAAGGAGCTAAAGCTTTAGACTGGTCATATAAATGCCACTTTTTAAAAATATGAATTCTAATTATCTGAGAAACATCATCAAAATCCATCCAAGAAAGAGCAGTCAAGTTCCATCTGCTTTTTCTTTTTCTTATTTCTGAGTCAATTTGCTCTATACAATCTTCAAATTTAAGCTTCTTTTTTCTCGGCATCCTATGACTTCTTTATGCTCCCCGCATCGTTTAAGAAGTCCTTCTCAATATTCCCCTTGTTATAACTAGGATCTCTCTCTCTAGATCCTTCCGCTTGCTCCTCTGTAGCGCTTCCTACGATATCCCCCAATTTATGAACATTCGCGAAAGAGGTTTTTAGATCGAACTCCAACGAATCAATCCCCACTTCAAAGAACTCTTCGTCATCTTCTAACTTAGCCTTAGATTCGGCAGGTTTGGCTGCAATTCGCTTTTTCTTTATAGCGGACGGAGTCGACATATAAGACTTACCGCAGTTAGCGCAAAATTTTGGCTTCTGCATGGAGTACGAATGTCCGGATCCACATTTACTGCAATATAGTTTCATAAATGAATTTACACTATATATTCTATGGTAAAAAAAACTTTTTTCTAAAAAAAAGTGTGTAATCTTTAAAGATATGGAAAACGTCAAGTTTAAAAATTCGGACGGAGTGGAATACGAGCTAATATGGAGAAAGCCCCATTATACTTATAACGCAGATGGTTTATGCCACTCTCCGGAAATGGACAATCCTAAGATCCTAGTAGACCCAAAGCTTAAGAAAAGAAGGAAATTAAGCACTTTAATAGAAGAAGTGACTCATGCTTTCTTTTGGGACAAGTCCGAGAGAGAGGTTAGAAAGTTCTCCTCTGTCCTAGCTGGATTAATTAATAAACAGATCAAGTAATATTTACTTCGGAGAGTTTTGATACGATAAACTTGGTTAATTCTGACCTTACGATATCTTCTTCGCTGAATTCGAAAGTATGGATTCCCTTATCTTTACTCTCTTCGTTATCGAAAACGTGATAGATTTTCTCGAAGCCTCCTCGGTTTCCGTTTTTTAAATCTGTCTGCATAGGATCAGCTGTTATAACACATCTAGAATATTTACCGATACGAGTCAAAACAGTAACTATTTCCCGAAAAGAGCTATTCTGAGCCTCGTCAAGTAATATAGCTTTTCCATTCCAGCTCATTCCTCTAGCAAAATTAACCGGATGAATAGAGACTCTTCTTTCCTTTTGAAGTTTTTTTACTGTTTCTTCGCTTAGTAATTCGTCTAATTTATCCATAAATGGTAAATTATAATAATGGAGCTTTTCATCAGCGTCTCCGGGGAGAAAACCCAGTCTAGCATCAGAACTCTCTACCGCAGAACGCATATAAAGAATATCTGAGACTTTACTTTGGTTAAGGAGGTTTAAGGACGCATATACTGATATTAGAGTTTTAGAACTTCCCGCGGGGCCTTTGCATAAAATAAGCCTAGTAGATTTATCTAATGCAACTTCTAAAAAACTCTTTTGTTTGTTTGTCCAAGGTAATTCTTCTATATAAAAATTATCTTTTGGTTTAATTGGGCCTCTTTGGTGAATTTTGATTTTTCCGTTCGTAACCTCAAGGGAATCAAAGCCCTCTACGCTTTTAACTTTAGGCATCTTCATATTATACACTATTTTAAGTGTAAATACCTATGAGGATTATGAACGAAATCACAAATGCGGTGCCTCATGCCGTCAGCCTATTAAGCCAAGGAGTAACCACAGAGCAAGCAGAGAAAGTGGCTCAGGACTTGGTTGGGCAGTACGGATGGCTTATAATGGGCGCACTTGCAGCGATATTAGCGAAAGACATGATTATAAATTTCGCGCAAGCGTTATTAGTGTTTATGGGGAGTGATTTTAATAATGATGACATAATATATATTTCAGGTCGTCAGGCACGAATAGTGAGAGTAGGCATAAGAACAACCTGCTTTTACATGACAGACAGATCATCTAAAATGGTCGTTCCTAATGAGCAATTAAAACAATTAACTATAGAAAAGAAGCTAATGCAAAACGGGAAAGTCCCATACCTACCATCGGGAGGGGATCCCGGGTACATAGGAACCGAAGAGGCCCTTATTCAGCCAGCTCCTATGCAGGTAGAAGTCGTTGAAAGAGAAAATAATAAGAAAACCACAAGGAAATAATTTAAAATGAGTCAAGGAACCAATCCAACTTATAACGGCGAAGGGAAAACTGCTCTTCTTAATATGATTCACTCGGCACCAAACAAAGCCGAGCTAACAGGATACAAACCTCATATTACAGGAGTTTTAACTTCCGGAAATGCGGCAGATGATTCTTTTTTAAGAAACCATTTAGGTAGAGTGTATTATAGCTCGTTGCATTATGCTGGACTAGATAATTTAATAACGGATGCAGTAGACTCATCTTTTAGAACTATATCCATGACTCCTACTGGGCTTTACGAGGGTACTGCTTCTGCTGGCAATGCTAACCTTAAGCTCCTGCTTCATTTTGACGGCTCAGACGGAGCTACTACAACTACTGACAGCACCACGAACAGTCATACGGTTACGTTTCATAACGGGACTCAAATCTCCACAACCCAAAGCAAGTTCGGGGGGAGCAGCGCTAAGTTTGACGGATCCAACGATTACGCAAAAGTTCTAAATAGTGCTGATTTTAATTTTGGCAGTAGTGATTTCACCATCGAGTTTTGGATGTACGCTACAGATATAATGGCGGGGTATCATCAAGATATTATAGGCAATCAGATTGGCGGTGGTTTCAGGGTTGTTTTCTCTAGCAAGGGTAGTTGGGAAGATGGATTAGGGCTTCGCACTAATCTCGGAAACGTTCAGGCCGGAAGTACAAGTGGATGGACAAACAATATTTGGCATCATGTAGCTGTTGTCCGCAACGGAACTGCTATAAATATATACAGAAATGGCGTCTCCAACGCGACCGCTACTTGGTCGGGCGCAATAACGGATACAACGCAGAATATTATAGTAGGTATGGACAGCAGATCTGAACCTCCTACTGATTATCCTTTTAATGGTTATATAGACGAACTTAGAATCACGAAAGGTGAAGCTCGTTATACATCTAGTTTCACACCACCCACCTCAGCTTTTTTGAGCACGGAGTAGAGGCAACTTAATTAGACCTAGACCACTCTTTGGGTATAGGGTAGTCAGGGGTATTTTCTTTCGTCATCGCTTGGATCCATTCAGGACTAGAGTTTTCGCTCAGCAGTCTATGGTGACCCGTGTTAGTATTTTCATGCGGCGTCCATCTTCTAGCGAGCTCGAAAAGCTGGGCCTGTTCATAACTTAAAGCGGCCGTCAAAACGCAAAACTTGTTTAATAGCGATCTTCGAGGCGGAGGGTTTATTCCTCGTTCAATTTTACGCCATTTCTCTTTTGAGACGCCAAGCATCATGCATAATTTTTTAGTGTCCTTGAACCGTACGGATCTAAGCTGTTTTAAATACAAATGGAATTTCATTATTCTATAATTCTATCTTAGACATATAAATCAAAGAAGCCTCCTTGGTTTATCATCACTTCAGCGTTCATTAACGCGTTAAGCTCTTGAACTTCGTCTATTTGTTTGACTCTGTTAATATCGTCTAATTCTTTAGCTTCCATTAATCGCGAAGATTCTATTTCCTTATATACTGCTATAGTCAGGGCTTCTTGAGTTATAGATTCTATATTCACAAAGTTATTTTAAAAAGCCTCCGTATGTTGACCTAAACTCCCAGTTAGCATATGTAATCCAAAGAATAAGCAGCAGTATCCCCAAGAAGGCTCCCCCAGCTATTATTGCATATTCTTTCCACGTTTTTTTGATTTCGCGCCTTAAGTAGTGATAAAGGTTCCTCCATGTTGGTTTCCCTATCAGTTTAGCCATTATAAGCTTTAATTAGTATAGCGGCCCCTACAATTATTGTTATTACTATGGTCGTGAATAAGTCACGTTCCGGGAACTACTTCTTTCTCTTTTTATCAGCCATTTCCCACTTAACTCGAAGGGGTTTATTGTTCTTTTCTGTCATTATATCTTATCTTTTTTTATTTTTTTCATGATCCACTTAAACCCCTCTATAACATAGTACTGAATCACAAATGGTGAAACAGCTATCCATCCCACAATTAAAAGAAGTTTTTCTCCTATTGGGTTTTTCATTTTTACATTACGGGCATAATGCTAGTCTTCTTGATCGCTTTCTTCCTTTTTAAGCGAAAAATCTCTAGCTAAACTATCCCAGTGTTCTTCGTTCATATCCATGTCTTTTGATTCGCATGATCCATGACAGTTGTCATCGAAACAATTTGGATTTATACAGTGAATGTTTTTTTTCATTATCCGATTTCCTTTCTCTCTTGTATGGTTAGCTTTTCTTTTTTATTGCCGTATTTGCTGCGACGAGGATTACAGCAGCATTCACAGCGGGGCTTATTATCTCTTGTCTTCTCTGACCTGCCGGTTTCTAGGTTTAAATTGTTTCTCGTGGTTCTGCTCATTTTATTTAGCTTTCTTATCTTATCCCCGACCCATATCTTGAATTCGGCATCGAAAAAACATTGGTTGATGCTTCGGGGTAAAAATGACCGAATAAAGGGATGAAAATACCGGTTCTTTTTACGGGCGCTTTAGGAGAATAGGTTAACCCGAAAAGAAGTAACAAAATTAACATAAAGACGATAAATAAGTGATTTAGTCTATTTCTTTTATTCGTCATTTGTATTCTGCTTTCTTTGTTCCTCTCCAGTCGGGAAACTCCGTGCGACCGAAGTTGGGGCCGTAAGCTGTGTGAAGGTGGACCGTAGATCCATGTTTTACAATAACTGGCCCCCAATCTTCAAATTTTAGACCCGGAATACCCATTTCACTAACATTCATATATACACCATTAGAGATTAAAATATGGTCATTATCTCCAGCATCCATACATCTTTGAGCCATATTGATCCCGTGCCCACTAACATTAGGGTTATTGTTTATATCTCTCACAGGGACAACTGGGCCTGTATAAAGCCCATTCCTTAAACCTATGCTTGCGCTCTTGTAGCATTTCTTACCCACGTCAACGGCACATTTAAAAGCGGCGTGAACGCTGTTGAAGAAGACGAGAGCCATTCCGTCTCCAGTCGGAAGAACAATCAGCTTACCTTGTCTTTGGGCCTGTTGATAGCCTTCTGTCCCTTTAACTATAGCTATAAGATCATCCATCACTTTCTTCTGCATTGCGGTGCTTTTTTTGGAATACCCCACAATATCCATAAAATATGTATAAGATTCACAGGGGCTATCGTAAGTAATAGAGTCCCCTTTGCAGGAAAATGGATCTTCTCCCCATTTCCATGTTATAACTCTGGACCTTTTTATTCTCTCCTCGTCTTTTTTGGCTTTGTCGGTAGCTTCTTTTATTCGAGCACTTCTTTCGTCATGTTCTTTTTGTAGGGCCGCGTCTCGAGCTTCCCTGTCGGATTTAGACTCTGTCATTTTACCCCATAAGCTTTTCGGCGCCTGTTTAACGTCCTGAAACTCCATTGACTTGTATTCTCTAGGGTCTTTGGCTACTCCGACTTTCGTGGTCGATACCGTCTTGTGCTGTCTCGTTTTGTTTCTATTTGGGTTTTTGAGGCAACCTTTAGTTTTTAGGTATTTTAAAAGATTTTCATGGTTGTTGTCTAAGGCAATTTCATAAGGATTTAACTGTCCGTCATGACAGGAGCCATTAGGGTTAGCTTTATACTCAAATAATAAATCGCACATCTCTTGACTGTTTAGTTCTACGGCATAATGTATAGCCATCCACCCCCGGCCATCTCTGCCGTTTACTCTTATAGACTCATCTTCTAAGAGAGTTTCTACTTCATCCATATCCTGCATTTGAATAGCTTGGTGAAGAGTCATGTCGTTTCCGTAAAATTTACCCCCTTTTGCTTTTAAGTTGTTTATTATTTTAAGACGACTAGGGCCTTCTGCTACGTCCATAGGGTATACGACAGGGTCTTTAGCATGTTCGTTTTTCTGGAGAGCAAGATTCCAGTCGCTTTGTTTTTCGTGCTGAGGGGGAGAGCTTTTAATATTCGGAGATATGCCCGCTTCTAATATAACCTGTACTACTTTCGCCTTGCTGTAATTTGCGGCATAATGCAAAGGGGTCCAGCCCAGTTCCTCGTCCAAAGATGAAAATGCTCTCTTGACGGCTGCTTCGGATAAAGCTTTTCTAATACCTTTTATGTTGCCATTGCTGGCTAAAGTATGCAGTTCACTCATTCCTTATATTACACAACAGTTTTACCAAACCCACACCGTATAGTCCTCGCCAGACCAATCTTCAGGTAAAATATCATAATTCTTCCTTTTCATATCATAAAATACACATTTGCTAGTTTTAGCAAACCTTCGTTACTAAAATTAGTGTAATATATTGCGTATGAAAAAATACGCTGCGATAGCTTTATTGGGTTTTCTGGCAGCTTGCAGTAATAAGGAAGCTGCCACGGAAACTTCGGCAACTACTAACGTAGTTGAGAAATCTTTTGGACAACAACTCAAAGAGAAAGTAGTTAAACAGGCTGTCGATACCGCCGTAGATGAAGTGGTGGATAAGGTAGCTGATAAAGCCAAAGATAAAGCTAAGGATAAAATACTGGAAAATTTAATTCCATAAAATCCAAATAAAATAGACGTATAACGTGACCCCGTCAAACTTGAACGGGGTTTTTTTAGTGTAATATATTAAAATGGCCCACGGCATAGGATAAAAAATGGCTTATACAAAATCAAATCTACTAATAGATCAGGGATCAACGTTTTCGACCACTATAACAGGTTATGACGTTGATGGAAACCTGTTGAACCTCACTGGGTATTCTGCCGCCGGTAAAATCAAGTATAATTATAGTACGGGAACTTCTCTGGTTGACTTCACAACGAGCGTCCAAGACAGTTATGTTAACGGACTAGTCGACCTTTCTTTAACTGCGACGGAAACCGCCGCTTTAATCGTAGGAGATTTAAGATACGACGTTGAAGTAACGAGCGGTGCGAATGTTATTCGAATTCAAGAAGGTCTCGTTAGAGTAGGCCCTGAAATAACAAGTTAATAAAAAAGCCCCGTTTTCACGGGGCTTTTAGCTTTATAGAGTCTCGATTATTTTATACGACGCCGTAAGAGGAGTGGATCAAAATTATCGTTGCTGTCATAAGCAAATGGCTCCCAGCCTTCGGGAATATTTTTAGTATTGGAGGTTTTATATTCCCACTGTTGAGTTGGGTCCCAAGAAATGATCAACGGGCTGGATGTAGCACCTGTTCCAAGTATTACCGTAGTGGTCAACAATACACCAATCGCGAATGATTTCCAGTCAAGTATTTTAAGTTTCATATTTACTTATATTGTATATAGCCTATTCTCCGGGTTTGTTTCCATCAATAACTTCATCGCGGTTATTTTTGAACTCCTCGCGGATTTCCTTGATGCGGGCATGTACTTCTTTTTGGTGAGCTCTCATTTGCTGCGCCCACTCTTTTCTCGAAGCTGCCATTTTCTCCCTCAGAGCCTTTTTCTCTTCGTCGGTGGCATCTTTCCATCCAGCTCTATCAAAAGCCCCCTTGAGCCCCTTAGCGGCCTTAGAGAAGGCGTCCTTGAGCTCTTTGATCTTGGCGTCGTCTCTCACGAGCTTGCCGAACCCACTATCTTTCTCGTGGTCGCCCTTTTTGCGATCATGAACCTTGTGACCGCGCTTCTTTGCGTCTCCGCGCTTTTTCCTGCGTTTATCGAAAGCTGCCTTAAGCCTCTCCTTGGCTTTGGCCGGATCAAATTTCTTGCCACCGCGCTCAGGCTTCCCCTTCTCAGGTTTATCTGGTTTAGGCGCGGCTGGACATATATCCGACGCTGGTGTGGGTTTAGCGACCTGCGCTGAAACTGTTAACGCTGACGTCGTGGCAGCAACTAACCCTATCTTAAGTATACTTTTGATAAACATAACAAATACTACACTGCAGGATTCGTGCCAATGTCAAATTTGTAAATTCTACAGTAAAAATTGCTAAACTTTAAATTTTATTTTATATTTTGGGAGATATTTACCATTTAGATTGTTGTTATTGCCCAAATTTGTGTAAGATATCTATGTTTACATGGATAATTCAGTACATTATATTATCGAGGGTGTTTTGGCCGCTGGGGGCTTCATGGTTGCACTAATTATCAAAAGAGCATACCAGAGTATAGATGATCTATGGAGGAAGCATGATGACGTGACAGAAAAAATAACAAATATGGCAATCGAACTACCTAAAAACTATGCATCTAGAAATGATTTAACTCGCGCTATAGATATCATACATGACAGGTTCGATAAACTAGACGAAAAGCTAGATAAAAATTATAAGGAATTTACTCGAAATGTACCCATCAGGGTCAAACCCAATCACGATACCCAATGAAAAATATTAGCATACTAATATTTCTATTTACAGTTTCTATTCTCGCCGAAGATAATCCATATAAATCAATAAGCGCCCGAAATGCTTTTGATCTAACCTCAAAGCCAGCCCTGCCGGACTTTGTGCTCCCTCCAATTAATGATATAACGGCTCCAACAGTTTTTCTAACGGGCATTACTCGATTAAACGGAGTTAAAAAGGTTCATCTTATCCTCAGAAAGGCTGGGGAACCGGATAAGTTCGTTTCTCTTAAAGCTAACGAGAAGCTGTACAACTTAGAACTTGAAAAAGTGCTTTCGAGCTCTGCCATTATCTCATCCTACGGAAAAGAACAGGTAATTAGCTTCGAGAAGAACGGTCTTCCAACGATTGTGATAAAAGCACCCCTAAATGAAAAAGGCTTGGAGTACCTAGGAAGAATGGAAGAAGGGGAAAAAAGAGACTATCTTTTGAAAAGGATGGAGTCCCTTCAGTCTGGACAGCGGCAAATCAAATCAAAATGAGAAGTTTTTTTATATTATTTTTTTTAACGGCGACTTTAATTCACGCAAAAGATCGGCCGCCACTCTTTGATGTCGAAATAGCCGTCAGAGGACTCGTTTGTCCCTCGTGCGCCATAGGACTTAAGAAGATCTTCAGCAAAAACAGTAAGGTCAAGAGTCTTAAAATGGATTACAAGCAGGGAAATCTCTTTCTAGATTATTGGAATGTGGAAATTCATCCCTCGAAGATAAAAAAGATGGTAAAAGACTCCGGCTACGAAGTTTCATCTATAAAATGGCTTAAGAAGAAGCTGCCGAATCGGTACAATAAGCCTTAGGGCAGTCTTTACTTACTATAATACTTTTTTTTGTATTCCTTTACCTTATCCGGGTTATTTTTCTGCCATTCTTTCGCGTTTTCAATAATTTTACTCTTTTTTCTCTTATAGTATTCCCTAGCGGCCAAATTATCGCACTCTTTACATCTATATTTGTACCCATCCTTGGTTTTCGACTGTCTCCTAAACAAATCGTAAGGTTTGGACTCGTGGCAGCTTGTGCACATTTTCATATATCCTATTATAGCGACTTATCAGTATTTTTGAAAATATATTTTATCTTCTCTCGTTTTGTATTTTTGAAAATATATTTGTAGGATAAAAGGGTAGAATGAAATTACCCACCCCCCGCCGACCGCCACCGATTACACAACAAAATATTTCAGATAAATGGCCCATGTTGGCACGATACCTGCCACGCCCCCTCCTAAAAAAAGATTAAAAAAGTGACTTTTTTTGCTTGCAATTTTCGGAGGTTGTGCTATACTATTCCCAGTGAGTGAGAGAAATAACAACGAAATAAATAAGATGAATAAGAACAACGAAATAGTGAACCCTATCGACAACGGCCAAGTGATTACCAGCGAGGTGTTAGTGTCCTGCTGCGGATGCAACGAAGAGCTTCGCATCAGCCAAGAAGAGGCTGCAAACTGGAATGATCTGGACTGGTTCCAATGCCACGAATGCGAATAAAAGCTTGCAACCTTATCAGTTTTTTGAGACAATAAACCCAGTTATGAAAGTTAATGTAAATGAAATGACATTGGAGCAGGTCAAGGAGATCAGCAAGGAGAAGGCACAAATCAGCAGCGAGCTAATCGAGATTCAATCGATCTGCAAAGTGTCCAGCGATTGGATGGAAGCCGAGAATGGAAACACATTCTTGACCAAGGCGTTGGCAGAAGCTAACGACAGGGCCGAAATGCTTCGGGAAAGGATCGATAAATTAATTGAACTTTTTTGAAAAAAGTCAGATTATTACTTGCATTATCTGAAAAACCTGTTATACTTTTCCCAGTTATGAGAGATACAATGAAAACCAAAAAGAGATTCCTCAACGTAGTGTTCAACATCGAGCGCAACCCCGCTTACAATGGCAGCCATGAGCTTACCAGATTCAACAGGATTCACACGACCTTCCCGCTCGGCACAAGCGAGGCCGACATGATCGACAAATTCCATGCGGAAACAGTCGTAAAGGATATCCACGGTAAGACATGGACAAACGGCGAGATGATCCAAGTCGTGAGCATCGCGGAATGTTACGAAGGTTCTTGCGAATAGTTGTTGACTTATCCAAAGAAATAAACGATAATTTTTGAAGTTATGAGGGACAAGAAAGAAACAATAAACACATACGGAGCGGCCTTTGCAGGCTTCATTCATAGCAGCTTAACACCAAAAGAAAATTTTGGTCAATTGGTTTGCGACATATGCAACAGGGAAGACGGCGCAAAGAGCGAGTGGGAAGGCACGATCAGCGTGCATAGCTGGGGCAATGAGTATGATCACGGGACGATCTGCGATGAGTGCCAAGAAGATGCAAACGACAATCAATAACATGAGATTCTTTAGCTTAACCGACAATACAAGCAGATACTTCGTAGCAGCGAATAACTTCCCCTACGGCGCACCGCCCAAGATGGAGGATAACGAGATGGACTACGACGAGCCAGCACCAGACAAGGTGCCGGAAGAATTTAAAAAAGGGTTGACAGAATAGCTCGAAGCCCTTACATTAGAGGTATGGAGGCGAACGCCTCTTGGTAAAAACACAACGAGATGAGTAAGCAAAATGAAGGTTCAGCCGCTATCCATAATGCGGTAAGTCAGTTACTGATCAACGGCAACGTGAAGGGCGCATTAGCTCTGGCGAATTGCCTACACGCCCCCGGGCGCAGCATCACCGTAAGCGCGGTAACGTCCCCCAAGAGGGAGAAGAAGGTCGTCATCAAGACGACGAAGGCCAAGGTATCGTTAGTCAAGGCTAAGGCCAAGGCTAAGGTCAAGTCCAGCAGGTACACTCACGCCCATAAGGACGTGAAGCTAACCACACGGCAATGGGCCGTTTGGCTGGCCGTCAAGGCGTTACTGAACGCCAAGGAAGAATACGCCAAGGCCGCTGGCCACGATGGGTTCTACTCCCTGTCCGGTAAGTTCGTCGCCACGTTCATGGGTACGCCCTTCTGGACAAAGAAGGAAGTGGATCGCGTCAACGCGGTAATGGTCGACCTAAACAAGAAAGGCCTGCTAACGTGGGCCAAGGAAAAGGTCGGCAAAAGCAAGCGCAAGATCAAGGGCAGCATTGCCTTTGGCCCCAAGGCTTAAGCTCAGCACAATTTCCCCTGACGGTGGAGGTCAACCGTTGTTGTTAACTAACATATCTACTTGTATTCATTTGTCCCCGCCTTGAAAGAGGCGGGGTTTTTTTATAATCTAATAATTACAATTAAAACAATAAAGTATAATCGGTGCTACATGGCACGCTACATGCTAACACCGCTAGTACGTAAGTCACTGTGCCGCAAGGACTTACGGCCGCGGCCCCCCCGCGCGCGTAAGTCTTTGGTAATCAACAACTTAGGTTTTAAAACATCACACTTTTGTGCAGGACGCGTGCCAACTGGTGCCAAATACAGCAAAAAATAAAAATAAAAAAAGTGAAATAAAGTGACTTTTTAAGTTGACTTTTTCGGCGATTGTGATATACTGTTTTCTGTTATGAGGGATAGAATCGAACTAGAAGAGGTCTTCGAAAATGAAGAGTTATTCGCCCGTGAGTTGGTTGAAGCCAGTCGCCCGAAGATGGTCAAGGTCAAAGGGCCTTGGGTTGACGGAGTCCAAACGGTCAAAGAGATCAGTCAGGACGAGTGGACAAGCTACACGCCATTAAATAGGCGAGTACGCGGAGAATGGTTCCGAGTGGTGAAATGGTAAAAAAGTGACTTTTAAGGGTTGACTTCCACCATCGAATAAACTATACTTTTTGAAGTTATGAGCGAAATACACGACAACATAGACCACAGCGAAGAGACAATGGAAAAGCACAGCAGGGGTTGCCCTATGTGTAAATCGGGCAAATACGCATCGCCGCCCGATTCCCACCATTCGGGTCACGCATGGATGATCGGCGTCCCACTCGGCGCGCATTACGCGGTTTACGACTGCGGCACATGGGCTTGGCCCGCAAACAGAATCGGTTTTGCTGATGCCATTGCTTTTGCGGCAGAGAACGGTCAGGACGTTTACCTAAACCACGACACTTGCGGCAAACTAGATGACGGCATAGCGTGGTCATTCCTTGAGTACTTCCCCGAAGGGACGGAAGGCCATCGTCATCACCTATCCGACGACCACCAAGCCAAAGTAACCTTGGGCGAGGTTCTCGCGAACGAGTGCTACGACCCTTCCGAGATCGTCGTTCACTGGAGCAAACGGCCCACACAACCCCCAAAACCATACAAAGGCCCACGCGGCCCCAAATATAGGGACAACGGGAGACGGCCAAAAAGATAATAAAGGGGTTGACTTTTTCTCTGGTTGCTTCATACTAGGGGAAGTGAGAGACTCACTAAAGCAAAAAAAAATAACAATGAATACCAAAATCAAAAGAATCCCAGTCGCTGAACGAACGAACGTCCAAGTTGGGAAAAGTCCAGAAATCCCCGATAGAGTAATGGCTACTTATCGGCTGAAAGTGGAGACAAAACAGCAGCTCGAAGATCTGTCCAGTCGATTGGGTGTATCGATGACCGTTATCGTCGAGACAATCGTTAATTATTTCGCCAACACTTCAGATTCGGAAGCCGCAAGGATAAGGCTGCAAACCGAGAAGGACAGCCTCCAAAAGCGAATAGCGGAGACTAATGAAGAGTTGAAAAAATTAGATTTAAGGGTTGACGTTTAAGGAAAAATCAGTTATACTTTTTGAAGTTATGAGAGTTGAAACACAAAAACACATCAGAAACGAAGCGAGCAAGATTGAGGATATCACCGGTATGGTCGATATACTTGCACAAACCAACCTAGTTGACAAGGCACATATCCAGCTCCGACTAGGCCAACTCAAGCAAAGGCTCGAAACTATCAGCGACACCCTCCGAGAGATCGAACATAGCGAAGATCTTGAATGGTTATCTGACGAGTCTGTAACCAAAAGTTTACGCGAGCGCGGCATTGATGAGCGGAGTATCGCTGGCGAGGATGAACTCGCCGAAGCAAAAGTCCTCAGATGTCTTGAAAGAAAACGGAATCGGTAGACCCATGAAAAAACCAATAATAAAAGAAGAAATAACGGCAATGAACATTTGGAGACATTATCCAAAATCAGACTGGAGCGAAGGCTCTTACCATGATACAATGAGGAAGGCCGCTGATGCCAAGCGCAAAAAGTACGGCACAACCACAACATATAACGGATATTGAAAATGAAAAAAATAATAACACTACTAGCCCTACCTATCATCTTTTGTTCTGTTTATGCGCACACGCATAACAACGCAAAATTCACCCGTGAAACGAAAATAATTGCGATCACTATCCTTGCCGAAGCAAGGGGAGAAGGGGAAAAGGGAATGTACGCGGTGGCTGCTGTCATTGCTCAACGTGCATTCGAGAGAAAGAGAACACCAACCGAAATCTGTCTCAAACCCTATCAGTTTAGTTGCTGGAACGGTAAGCAATTAAAAGACCTAGAACATCTGCTGAAGGTTCCGCAAGGTAAGTACGCGCTGGGGTTGGCAAAGAATATCAAACTTTTAAGCCGCGACTACGTTGGCTTTGCTAATCACTACCATGCCACATGGATGAAGAAAAAACCATACTGGGCCAAAGGCGAAAAGCCTGTCAAAGTTATAGGTCAACACGCTTTCTATAAACTATAATAAACTATAATGAACTCTACAATAGAAAAAGGCTTGGAGGAAATTTGGGAAGAAGCTAGCGATAAGTGGGACAACCAAAAAGAGGAAGGCCAGTTATCGATGTGCAGTCCTAGATCGTTTCTAGTAAAAGACGAGAGCAATCTATGGGGCAAGCCAATAGAAGAAATCGTTAATATTGTTGTTGATGACATACAGGGGATGCCTTGGAGCGAGGATTCTAAGTGGGAAGTCTCAATGAGCTTTGATGGATACTTTAAAGAGTTAAGGAAACAAGCTAGAAAAAAATTCTTTGACCACTACAAAAAAAATGTAGAACCAGACAGAAAAGAGTACTTATAAACTATGAAACAAGAATACCGTCACACTAAACCGTATAGAGGCAAAGACCCAAACTTCGAAAAAGAAGAATTGACAGAACAAGAAATCAATGATACTGTTCAGCGCCGGTTGAAAGTAAGCCGTAAACTAAAAAAGACTTTTAATAAATTATAGTTTTTCTGTTACCTCATAACTAACAGCGCGCCCCGTCGGGTCTTTCTTCATTTCTTCTCGGCGGGGCGTTTTCTATACCCTAACCCATTGAGTACCAAGGACTTACGGCCGCCCCCTCCCCCCGCGCGTAAGTCCTTAAGCTTCAACGACTTACGACTCTTAAAAGGTAAAAAATAACGTTTTTCAAAGTAGAACCGTGCCAACCCCTCCCGATTACAAAAAAAACTTTCTTTAATAAAATGAAAAAAAGTGAGATTATTGGTTGACTTTTTCTCGGATTCTGCTATACTTTTTTCAGTGAGAGAGATTAAGAACAACATGAAAAACACAATGACAATGACCGAAATTCGCCGACACTTCAACCTCCGGAACCGCCGAGAGGCAGTCAAAAAGGCTAACGAAAAAGTACTGGTATCCTGCTGCGGATGCAATGAAGAGCTTCACATTAGCCATGAAGAGGCCAGCCAATGGACTGATACCGACTGGTTCCAATGCCGCGAGTGCGAATAAAAGCTTGCAACCTTATCAGTTTTTTGAGACAATAAACCCAGTTATGAGAGACATGACAGACAACCAATTCAAGCAACTTGCCCTACGCGTTCAAGCACTCCGAAGGGCCGACATGAAAGAGTGGAAAGCTCTGCAACTAGACATGACGACCGCCGAAAGCGATCGCCCCACTTGGGAGCAGTTCAAGCGTGAGGCTAATCTTAAGAGGATCGGGAAAGCGGCCGAGATAGTAGTAACGCGGCGGCGTATGCCAAATATACTTTAAAATAAGTGTTGACTTTTAAGGCGAAATAAACGATAATTTTTGAAGTTATGAGAGACAAGATCACATACGAGTTAAGTTGGAGAGACGAAGACACCAACCGCGTGGGCAGCAAAAAGTTCACGAACGAACGAGGCAAAGACCACTCTGCATTTGATGCCGCTTGCGAAATGGCGCAGGTTTTGGATGGGAATATGTGGCCTTGGATCATCGAGAGAGACGGTCAGGAAATCGCCTTCGGTTGGGGCGGCGATCAATTGAACAGGGGCCGCTTGTTTCCGACTTGCGGATAAAAATTAAATTTAAGGGTTGACCTTTTTCTCTGGTTGCTTCAGAATAAGGGAAGTGAGAGACTCACTGAAATGAAAAAAATGAAAAATAAAGACAAGAATGAAAATTGGATCGCCAAAATGGACATGGCTGCTGCTGACAAACAAGCCGCTGAAGCCAATGACCTGAAGGATGCCGAACTCGCCAAAACATGGAAACAGCCGCGGCCGTTGGAGATTTTCAAACAAGCGGAAGCGGACTTGATCAAATCAGAATGGTTCAAGATCAGAAAGGCCGCAAGTGGTGTCCAAGCGCACACCAGAGAAGTAGATGGACTTGAGCAAAAAGCTCTACTTGACGGAATGAAACACGGTTGGAATACTGCAATGCGAATGCTTCAGACGAACCACAGGATGCGCTTAAGGATAGCTAATTGGGAAGCTAAAAACAAGCAAGACCAATCAAAAGTTAAAAAAGTTAATTTTAAGGGTTGACCTTTTTGCCTGATTGCTTCATGATTAAGGAAGTGAGAGGCTCACTAAAAACTGAAAAAATGAAAAATGAAAATGAAAAAGGAACGGTTTTTGCGATTGCTGAAAAGATTCTGCATCCGCTAGCCGTGGCCGTAAGGTTGCAGGTGTTTTTGATTAAGAAAGTGCTTTACGCGGCTTTCAAGCTGGATCTTCGGATCGCGAGATGGAAAAAGAATAAGGAAAACCACCGGCTCGCTTTAGAATGGAAAAAAGAATCTTGGCTGCCACGGTTAAAATATCAAATTAGGGGTTGACGTTTAAGGAAAAATCAGTTATACTTTTTGAAGTTATGAGAGACATGTACAAGTTCGAATATCAACCGGCTCGCCACGAGGGCGAGGTAAATCACGGCAACCACGTTTACAACTACCTTGGGGTAATCGTTGACCACTTCCGCAACACTACCGAGGGGGAAACCTTTTCTGGGGTAACGGTCGAGATCCACGACAACCAAGGCCCAACCGGCCAGACTCGACGTTTCCGCTGGGATCGTATGGTCAAGGCCGTCAACCTTATTAACATGGCGCAAGCCATACACGGAGGGCGCGCATGAAAAACGAAAAACGACACATGGGCGATCTCGGACATATGCCGCTAGGAGGACTAGAAGCCCACCAAGAAATGTTGTATAGTTCTAGCGGCGGTAAAAGGAGTTGGGGCAGCCAAGGAACAGATTCCAATGGCCGTAAAGACGGATGTCGCAATAATGTCCATACAGTTTTTGAAAGACCAGCCGGATCAAATAAAACAAAAGCCACCAACCGACAAAAGAAAAGGAAAAGATAAATTATGGAAAAACAAAATTCAATCGAAATTTGGAGCGGCTTAAGTTTAAACGATCGCGCAGCTTGCGAAGGTGACGCGCGAAGGAGAAAAAAATTAAGGGAAACTGTAATTGCTAAAGCTGAAAATACAGAATTGAAATTGACGGCGAAAGAAAAGAAAACCTTCAACTTCAACTTTACAAATTACAAATGATTCTCCACTTAGTCCCTGACCCAACTGTTTTAATATCGACCATTGCGTTTTTAATAATGCTGGCGATTACTGTAATCGCGACACAAGATAAAAGCCCCTGACTTGGCACGCAACATGCTAAGGAACCACGTCGTAAGTCGTTAAGCCACAAGGACTTACGGCCGCGGCCCCCCCGCGCGCGTAAGTCCCTGATACTCAGTGACTTAAGTTTCCAGAAAAGCGTTTTAAGAAGGGTTTCCGTGCCAACCGTGCCAAAAATCATAAGAAAAAAAAAGAAAAAAAGTGAGATTATTGGTTGACATCTCGCCGGTTTCTGGTATACTGTTTTGCGTTATGAGGAAGTACTCAGTTGTTGACGAAGAGGGTGTCGTGCGGAGTTTCACGCAGAACATGGGCGACGCGGATCACAGTGCGCTGAATGATGCCATCGATTTGGCCCAACGTGCGGGCGAGGATGTCGTCGAGCATCTCGCGGACGGCACTCGTGTCGTGGTGTGGTCTATCGATGATGCCACGGATGAGCCGTGGGACGGTTTCCGCTCAGACGCAGAAGCGGACGGGGACGCGCTCGCGAGCGCTGGTTTTGGCACCGACGAGGATTACGGTGGATGCTGCGATTGGTAATTTTATTATGAGGACTGAAATGAATAAATACGACACGAAGCACGGCAGCCCCTATGATCGGGGATCCGCTGACCGTTACTACGGCAGGGGCAGCGAGCCCCACCATTATCCGAACGGCACGGGGAACGCTCCTCGCGTCAAGGTGGAGGATATGGCCAAGGCCGAGGTGGAGGCCTACCACGCGGGCTATGATCAGGAAACCGACCGCAAACAATGGTATTAAAAAAGTGAGATTTTTTGTTGACTTTTTCCGGAAATCTGTTACTCTCTAATCAGTTATGGGACTTACGAAATCGTTATACGCCGACCTCTCATGCGAAGAGGTGTTCGAATTGGAACGTCATTGCGACGAGGTGCGCGAGGCTGACATCGCCGCGCAGGACGCCGCTATGGAATCCGAAGCCGCCCAGCAAGCGCAACGCGAGCGCGAGGATCGCGAGCGCGATCTGGCTATGGCCGAGGTCGAGGAGGTGTGCTGGTGCAAAATTTTCGAGTCGTGCCCCACGTGCTTCGGCAAGGCATAAACCGTGCCAACCCTCATCACTCACGCTAAAAAGCGTGAGTTTTTTTTGTGTCTTTTTAAAGTCGTAAGTCGTTGCGCTACAAGGACTTAGGCCGGGGGGGAGGGGGCGCGCGTAAGTCCTTGGTAATCAGTGACTTAGGTAAATTATAAAATTTTTCCAAAAATATATTTATAAAACGTCCCTCTATTTAGTATTTAACCGTTTCCTATTTCCTATTTAATGATTTCTTATTTCTTATTTTTTTCTGTTGACAAGTTTCCGAAAGCATGAGACTATTTTCTTGTGCTCGCGGGGTGGTCAAACGGTAAGACGGTTCTCTGCAAAAGAACAATTGACGGTTCGATTCCGTCCCTCGCGTCCAATTTAATTTTAAAAAAGTTGAAATTAATCGTTGACATTCAAGAAGAACTGAATTATACTATTTGAAGTTATGAGGGAAAGAAAAGGATTCATTAGTTGGAAGGATGCAGGGCCACGCAAGATGGTAGACGGCATCGAAGTCGCACCGGATCGTGTGAAGGTTTATTTTAATCTGAACTTGGATTGCCTGTCGGTGATCGATGCTGAGACGGGACTGTTATACTGCCATGCTCACCGTGTCGAATTGCATGATGCCAAGTTTCGGGTTCAGCCAGCAGGTCGGCAGCGAGTCCTTCGGGAAAAGCGTAAGAATGTTCACGCTTATATTGTCGGAAAATGTCATGAGATTGGTGACGTTTCCAAGGAACGCTTTCGCGAGGTTGATAATGAGTTATACGAAAAGTACAGTATCTGTGACTGTAGCGACAAACCATACGACTACTGCGAGCAATGCGTCCCAGAGTCGAGCGAAGATTTTCGCGGAGGGTATTACAACCCCTATAAACATGAGACTTTTGTTGATGATGTAGAGAAAACACCCATTCACAAGTCTGACAGGGTGATCATCCGAGACAAGACCGCTATCGGGCCGCACTACAATATTTTCTATACCCCAAAGGATAAGATGAAAAATTTGCTTGACCTTCAAGCAGAAACAAAGTAATATATAAAAAGTTATGGATATCCCATTACATTGGTTACAGGCCCGCACTAAAGCGGGGAGAGACGAAATCGAACGCAGAAGCAGCAACCAGCGCGAAGCTGTTAAAGAGATTCGCATGGTAGGTGATGCTCTCGGTTTCTTGGAAGAGGCTAACGACTTGAGCTTGAATCAAATCAAACTTACCGTTGCGAAGCAGCGCGTAGCTTTGGAGTACATTCGCAAGAGTCTAAAAGAGAATCAAATTCCTTCAAAGGATGATTTTCAGGTTGACAGCGAAACAGAAAGCTGATAGACTATACTTTCCCTTAGGGGAGCTTTCATAAAATGCGAGTCAGGCAGGGCTGACTTAACAAAAAAAGATTAGGGCGGGAACGCAATGCTAATCACCCCTGACACTTTTTAATTGTTCTTTGAATTTGAGTTGGTGATTTAAATACGCCTCCGTCGCCCTTAAGCTATAAACGCGCTAGGGACAGGGATGGTAAGACATCTTACGCTGGAGCAGGACTTACCTGTGCATTTACTGGTGGCGCGGTAACAACTCATTTAATTTTGAATGGTGCAGATTGCTATTAAGATGCAGCGGGGCTTTGCTGAGCTTACTGGGGTTGGAGCCGGTGGCTGAGATTTCTCCCTTGATTGACCGCCATTCAAATCAATTTCTCTCTCGACGGAGAGAGTTCGGTGTGACGGAATAACCCCTCCCAAAGGGGTAACGTAGCGACTGCGAGAAGTACAACGGCCTAGTGGCAGAGGAAAATCGTGGGTGAGTCCGAAGTAAGTCGATCTGAAACATTTGTTTTCTGGGGACTGAAAAGGTGCGGGTACACAAATACTCCCGCCACCATTTTATTTAATATGAAGGTAAGCAATTACGACAAGTTACTAGAGGCATTCGGAGAAAAAAAAGTGAAGACTAAACATTTAATAAAGAAGGCTGACAAGAAGAAAGCGGCCAAGAAGACTCGCGCAATAAAGCGAGCAGATGCAGATAAGTTGGATGCGTTACGCAAAGACTTTACGCGCAAAATAGAATATAGTCTGAGCCACATCATGCAGACCAACGCCAAAAATTGTGATGCTATTTCATTTTTGAAGGGTAAGATGAAAAAGATACGCCAAGCAATTTCAGAATAGACTTGACTCCTTCTCCTGTTTAATCTATACTTATCTCGGTTATGAAAACCAAAGACATACGAAACGGTTCACTCTACTTCAACGTCCCAAAGAAGAGAGTCGAAAGGGTTATATCCAATCAGTTCAGCAACACACGGGTAGTGACTGAACATCACAAGCGCGAAGAAGGTTCCGTGCAAGCCAAGAGTCTACGTCTCGCAACAAGCGAAGAGGTAGAGAGCTACTTGGAAAGCAAGGAAAGCCTTTTGAAAAAGCTTGCTAAAAGCATGAGGCTTTTCTAAAATCTCTTGAGAACGCATTCTCGTATCTTGGAATGCGTTTTCTCTCATAACTGCAACCCCTTGGCCAACGCCGAGGGGTTGTTTTTTTTATACCTAACCCATTGACGCTTAAGGACTTACGTCCGCGCCCCCCCGGCGCGCGTAAGTCCTTGTAGCGCAACGACTTAAGTTTCAATAAAGTGGGTTTTTCGGAAAGAACCGTGCCAATGTTGAGGATTTATAAAAGAAATTTTTTTAAAAAAGTGACAATAAAGGGGTTGACTTGATTCCAAAAATATGAGATGATTAGTGCGTCCTGAGGAAGGACTTGAAACAACTGTTATGAGAAAACCTAAAAATCCTACTACAAGTTCCGAGTACGACTACCAAGTCGTGCAGGAGCCTCTGTTCAGTCGTGGCGGCAAGCCTGTCATGATCGGGAAGTCTCCAGTAATGGGGAACTTTCGCACAGACAGCAATGTCTGCTTAGGTACTTCCACCGAGAAGTACGAGATCGTCAACAATAGTAAAATTGTTGATTCAGTCGAAGACGCTTTATCCAAAAACGGTTTAAGCGGTTTCACTAGCCAGAAATTTGTTGCCCGTGACGGCGCACGTTTCTATGGGGTGTACGACTTCCCTACCGTTACTGGCAAGGTCGCCAACGGTGATGCGGTCGGTATGCGCTTGACCCTTAACAACTCATTCGATAGAAGTTGCGGGGTTTCATGGTCGATTGGGCTTCTACGCCAAATCTGCACCAACGGGATGACTGCTCTGGTCAACGACACGAGCGTCACTAAAAAGCACAGCTCCAAGCTGACGCTGGACTTCATCGGCAATTCTATCGCCGTTTGCAAGGAGAAGTTTGAGACCTCCCTCACCATGTTCAAGGGACTGCGCGAGCGCACGATCACCAAAGAGCAAGGTGTTCTGATTCTCGACAACCTCGCCATCAAGAAGGTGCTGGCTGAATCCATGCGGGACTCCATCCAGTTCATCTGGGAAAACGAGGCTTACCTTAATCAGGATAGGCTTGAGCAACGCAGTGACAACCTGTACAACCTGTACAACGCCACCACACAGCACCTGACCCATGAGGTTCAAGGTGATCGCTTCGAGTACGCCAACCGAGTCAGCAAGACGATGCTGGGGAACTTGGTCAAGGCTCAGAACTCCGCCAAGCGTTTTGGAGAGCTCACCACCAAAGCTCTTGTCAAGGAGAAAATAGAGACCACGCTGACGGTCTAGGGGAACACATCACACCCCCACCCCGCAAGGGGTGGGGGGTATTTAATCATGAAACATCAAAAGCCTAAACTTCTCTCCAACTATCCTTGGCGCTTCGTTTCCCAAAAAGACAAAAAGGAAAAGTTTAGAAAAGTTATCCTTTTCAATGTATATAGAGCTGGCAATCGTGGGTGTCACAAACACCCCACTCACGGCTCTAAACATTACGACAGAAAGATAACGGTTGACACAACAAAGGAAAAATGGAAAAAACCCACCGCGATAAAAGGCATTCATTACGGGGTTGTGAAAGTCGCTACTAGTTTCCTTGCCGGAAATAGTACAGCAAACCGCTTTTAACTAAGGTCCATCGTAAGTCACTGTCGCACAAGGACTTAGCGCCGCGGGGGGGGCGCGGCCGTAAGTCCTTGGTAGTCAACGACTTAGGCCACCTTTTCCACTTTTACAAAAACAGTGGGTTTATAATAACTGGTTCCAATTTTTTGATAATCTTCTTGGAATTCAATAATCGCCTCTTCTTTAAAATATGCTTTTATTGTTATTTTCTCACCGTGATTGGTTTCAAAAACATAAGTATTTAGCAAATCTATTTTTGGTAGTTTCATTCTTTTACAGTTTTACAATTAAATTGTCCCTTGTTCTTTTGCCATCCGCTTTGAATGTTGTTTTTCTTTGCCCATTTTTCGTAGGCCGTATTAAACTCTTTTATAGCTCCGAGGTCGATACTATAAACATCATCAAAGGAATCCGCTTGCCGTGTGTGTTCTTGATTGTCGTTTATCATTTTATTTTTTTGAATATACCCCCGTTAGATTCATTTTTATTGTGAATCGTAGTCCGATCTAAAGCAGACCGGGGAACGGGATAAAAGTTTTCTGCTTTTATGCTCCCTAGTGTGTAGAAGTTATATCTTTTTGTTCTATCTATAAACGTCTCTGTTTTAATCTCTAGAAATTTTGATTCTGCTATATCTTTCGCAAAGGGCATTAGCCCACCTTTTTTACCTTTGAAATCATCGCCAAACCCCGCTTGCATCGCTTCCAATAAACTGGCATTTTTCAATGACTCTTTCAATCTGTCCTTGTCAGTCCAAAAATATGCCACGAATGGCGCGGCTTCATCTTTCAACCAAAACAGTTCGCCGTCTGTCGCTTTATTATTCCAAAAATAGAAATATCTTCTTTCGACTTCTCTTTTTGTGTCGCCAACTATGCCGACTGCCCAGTTCGTCCCTTCTTTCTGTACTATAACTTTCGTCATTCAAATAATTTTTTGAAGGCCATCAGTAAAAACACCGTTACTCCGACCCAGAACCATGTATGCTCCACGGGTCAAATTTTAGCGGTTGCGCTGTACCCTGTAAAGCCTTTTTTTCTATTAGCCGAAAGGGCTTTGCTGGCTTCACTTCCCGCTGGCTGCGCTCCGTGAATCACAAGCGCGAAATCATCAGAACCCGAAATCGCCAGATCGTCGGTGTGGTCAATCTCTAAACCAAGTGCATCAGCCTCGTCCTTGTTGAAGAAAACCTTTGCGCTTTTAACCATCGTCGAGGGAATTAAATTGTCATACTTTCCACCGCGCGAGCAGGTAAAAACAAAGTTCTTTGGCAAACCGCCCATTGCGGTGGCGTACTCCAACAAAAACTTAATGCTTTTAGTATAGGAATAAAAAACCACGTTTGGGAAATAGCTTGCCGCTTTCATCCATGCGTTGAAATAACTTTGGGAATAATAATCGCCGCCGATATGCACACGCAATGTCCCGCCACGCTTCAGGCCCGTGGCTTTTATACTCTCCACAATTAACTGTGTTTTTTCGGCTGTGCTTTTCTTTTCTTTTAACAGATCAAAGTTGCGCCAGCGCGATGCCCTTACTTTGGGAAACCTATTCTCCATCCCTGCTGCATAGCAGCGAAAGATAATCCCGTCCACTTCTGTCTGCTGATCCGTGAGCTTCCCCGTTACCCTGTCCGCTTTAGTTAAGCAGTTTTTTGCGCCGGGGCAAGTGTGTCCGCTCGGAAGAGAGAAGTGATAAATGCCCTTGAGCTTTGCGTTTTCAAATGATATGCTGAGTAGTTCCATAACTGCAAAAAGTATAATTCAATCAATGATTCGAGTCAACCAAAAAAATGTTTTTTATGCAAATAATTTTTCCCATCCTTCGGGGCTTGTCCCGCTGCAAACAAACTCCCTGTCCTCTGCGCTTACAGTTTTAAGCGCGTCTTGTATCAACGCGCCTTGGTTTAAGTCCCAAAGTTCGCACCCTAATATTGTCACACTATAGGGCTTGCCGGTTACCCGACACGGGCCGGTGAATGTATAGGTGCCTTCGTTGTAGTTTTGGACGTAGGTGCAATTGCTGTGTATGTAACGTGTCATAACGCCCCCGAGTATCTTGTAAAAAAGTCGCCGCGTCAACCCAAAAAGATAAGTTTTTTCTGATATTTTTTTAAGAAAAGGCTTGACATCCGCGAAAAAGTATGATTTTAAAAGGTACCTAAGTCGTTGCAGCGCAAGGACTTACGCCGCGGGCGGGGGGCGCCGAGCTAAGTCCTTGATAGTCAGTGACTTACGTCATTGGAATGGGGCGATGACAAAATTATTGTTTTTTTATAAAAGTATAATTATTTATTTATGTAAATTTGTTAATCAGTTGATAGATTTACATGATTATTTAGTATTTAGGTATTTGTAATTCCTTATTTAGGGATTATTTATTTCTTATTTAGTACTTATTTAATTCCCTTTTATTTAGCAATTATTTATTTCCTTTTTATTTATAATTTTCTCTTTTGTAACTACCTCTACCTTTTTTAGGCGGATGGACGCGCTCCCCCGTATTCCAGAGGATACGCGCCCTAGGTTTGTCAAGACTTTTATGATGTAAAGATTTCTTTGCCTTCATCGGTCAACCTCCTTCCATTTTGAGTTACCTCAATGAGATTCAGCTTTTGTAGATACACTTCGATACCATTCTGGACAGCAGAACGAGTCATCTGCATTTTGGCAGACAAGTTATACAATCGCAGCATACCGTCACGTTTCAGCACCTCCAATAGCTTCATTTCTATCTTCGTCATGCCGAAAGGAAGTATATCCAGTACCTTTTTAAGATTATGCCAATCTTTCACTCCAAAAGAACTTATGCCTTTAGCCTCGCAATAGCTAATGATATGTTTACTCATCTTTTGCGCTGCTCTTGCGTTGCCGCGCAATGTCGGCGCGATACGACATAGAATACCCTTCTCAAACTTAATATGTTCAAGGTTCAAGTGGAGAATTTGGGCCAATTCTTCGTGTGTGTAGTCGATCAGATCAATCCTCTCTAACCTATCAATCAGAGCATGGAATAAATCTTGAGGCTCGGTAGTCGCAAAGATAAAACTTATCCTTCTGAAATCTATTGTAAAATTATATCCTTCATAGGAAAATTCATTCATATTCTCCTTATTGGGATTTAATATAGTCAATAGTGCCATTGTTACGTCCTTGGGCAGTTCAGAACATTCATCAAACAATATAGTAATGTCGTTGTTGTTCATGTAGACATTCATTATCTGCTCAACGAATTGACGCAAGTTCTTAATCGTAGCACAATTTAGCTCAAGAAATGCCTTGGGCTTGAGTGTGTCCGAATCCAGTAAGCATCTAGCAAAAGCCTTCGCCAGAAGCGTCTTACCCGTGCCTTTCGGCGCGGTAAGCAAGAGATGAGGGGCAACGAGAGTTTTCTCGTAACCCCTAATAAAGAATGCCATCTTTCGTTTCGCGGCATCCTGTCCGATAATGTTTGGGAATAATGTAGCAGCAGTAGTCATAGCGGCGATATTATATAATTTAATTATATCAGAAGTCAAACACTAATTTACCAATTTTCTATTTGATGGCAAATTGTATCGTCCTTCTTTTCTTCTACTGGTTTTTCCAGTTGTGTTTCCTTGACCTCGACTTGAGCATCTTCCTTGCCTACGACAAGTGATATGTGGTTATTACCAGATACCAGTTTGTGCATATTCAGGAATTTCTTGCTCACCTCAATAACGGCATCCTCCTTAAAGAACTTACTTAATTCTCCTAGAGTTACCCCTGTATATGATGTGCTTCCTTTGGTTTTCATGTTATCCCTCAACGGGAAACTTAATAATAAAGGTTTTCTGGTTAGGAGTCAATGCAAAAAGTTAAAATAAATCAATATGGTTAAAAAGTGAGATTATTTGTAAAAAGTATCCATAAAATTTTATCTTATGTTTGAAAGTTATGAGTTTTTTACATGGTTATATTATTATTTTTTATCTATAATTTTTAATGTTTTGGCCGCTGGGTATTTAGACCAGACTCATTCCTAATTTGCGGTATTTAGGATATATTCATTCACAATTAACCCAGTATTTAAGAGTAATTCATTCATAATTTTTTTTTATGTTTACCCCTATGAAAAACCTGACCAAATATGCAAAAACATTAGTAAAAACGCAATTATAAGTTTTATAAATATCCCGCCGCTCCCCCTATTTCTACCCTATTTTTATATTTCCTATCATATTGAGCCGTATTTATACCACATTCATTCCTAATTTTTCTTATATTTTACAACTATTCATTCCTAATTAGATAGGGTTAATACATAGGTATACAACAAAAAAAGAGTCCATTTTACTGAACTCTTTGCTATATTTATTAAAAATATAAATTAAACACTACCTATTTTTTACATCTTTACATCTTTGTTTGATTATCTTTGCTATTCTATAAAGGGATATGGTAGATGTTCTTTCTTCTTCTTATTCCTTCTACTTATGATTCCCCATATCATCCCAATAATTAACGATACTATTAAATACAATTTTTCCTTCTCCTTTTCGGTCTTTTCTTATATCAAATAGCGTTGCCATAACTTCGTTATTATATATAGTCATTCTTTGGGCCTCTATGCCCCTTGTGCGGACGTTTGTACGCTTTCTTGAGGTACGTCAGGGGTATCGTTAGGAACGATGCTCTTATCCTCGTTTTGAGAGAATACATTAGCAATGAACTGGATCTTATCTACAGCATTTGCACCTTGGTTTACCCACTTGTCGATCTCTGTTAAGAAATCGGTATGTTCACCGATTCCTACTGGACGATTAAACAAAGTCAGTAGGTTAGCTACCGACTCGTCTTGCTCTGCAACGTACCTTGAGTACGCTGCCCTATAATATGGATTATCTATTTCGTTCATGTTATCAATCTAATGCTACCATCTTTTTCTTTTGTGGAAGCAGTAAAGCCTGTCATTACTTCGTATATACGAGATGCCATTACATCATCAACTCCCTTTATGTTTAGCTCTATATAGCGGCGAATGTCCTTAATCTTCTTTGTTCTTATCTTTTTCGGCATATCTAATTACTTGCTTGGCTAACTCATCGCATTGCCTATCATGTTTTTCGTCAACTAACTGACGTTTCCATTGTGGCAGTTCTGCATACAGTTTTTTATATGCTAATTCGTACTTGTTTGCTAATTTATCTCTCATTTTTTATTACTTCCATGTAGTAAACACTAAATTCCTCATCTGCTTTGACTATAACATAATCATGGTATTCGGCAAACTCCTTTTGATATACTGACGCTTCCTCAAACGTCTTGAAGTTGGCATCTGGTACATCGGCGTTTATGTCAATGACGTAATACTTGTGCTGATTCTCTCTTGGTAAGTCGAGTTTTAACGGTTCCCCGATCTTGGTAATAGTACAACCGCATAAAAATAAAAGTAATGCGGCGAAAAAGGTATTTTTTACAAATGCTGCCATAAAGCCCATGCTCCTGTTATTAGTACCGCTAGGTATATTGCTATAGTGACAATGAAATTCCAATTTGGCATTGCTTTCACCATGCCGTCTTTTATCGCTTTTCTGAAAATTCTTTCCGCTGATTCTTCGTCGCATCCAGTTTCCTCCTTTATCTTATCTAAAACTTCCTTCTTGTTCATCTTTTTATTCCGACAACCCAAACTTGAATAGGGTTATTATTGCTGGCGAAAAAGCCTTCGTGCTGCATATAGTCTATCATTTTATCAACTCTATTGCCTTCTGGTTCTGGCTCATCTTCCCAAATGCGTACATGAACCTCCCAAACATTACTTAAATCATAAACGTATGCCGTCATGCCATCAAATTTGAAGGCGTGATTCGGTTTTTCGTTTATGTCTTTCATGGGTCGTAAGAGTTTAAGTTCGTTTAAGTCTGTTAAATCTCCTAAATAATATGTATCTTTGTTATCTTCCTTGTCCATTTTTTAGTGCTGCTCTCCATATAAAACGTCCTCTATGTACCCCAAGGCGTAGGCTGCTTCTTCTGGAGTTGTGTCATGGGGCATCTCGCCAGTAAAGTGCCAAATAGTCTTGTCACTCCACTTTCGCGAGCAATCTACTGGTACTTTTAACCATTGAGCAGTATAGTTGCCCCATTGTTTAGTCACTCTTTTCCCTGCGAAGTACGCCGTGAATCTTTTGTTCTTTGCGCTAGTTACCCTTACCGTGATTGATTCGGCGGGAAAATCGCTTGTTTGTGATTTGGCAATAATTTTATTTTTATCAATTCTTGGATTGCTATTTACAACTCCATGTTTTTCCCAATTTATCTTCGGGACTATTTTATCGTATAAGTCCCTGTCAATTTCTGTTTTAATCTGTCTCATATTGTAGTGTATGTGTCTAGTTTTTAGTGCCATAATTATAAAATTCTTGAGCCAGATTTCATGTTGTATTCTATGTTTTTAGTTACTTTCCGAAACTTCTTATTTAGTGCCATCTTAAATTTCTGAATTTACTACCCATCGCACAAAGAAAAACCCTGCGATTATTGTGATTGTTATTGGAATTAGAACCATACTGGTAAGGCTACTCCATTTCGGGAGCAATGTCAACTGTTTTTACTTCTGAATATGCTCTATCCATTATCTCGGAAAGAGTATCCTTAACATACTGTCTGCCCCATCGGGTAGTGATGACCGTGTTTTGATGACCTTTTTCAATGGAGACAACCGTATCAAGATTGAACAGTATATCCTCGTTGCTATCCGCATTTGTTAATGTTACTAAATGTGCCATTTTCTATATAAAAATTTACCCTAGTTGCGTTTTTTCCTTCTGTTGTTTTATGGTTAACGATAAATCCATCTACTTTAAGCTGCTTGAGATAAAGCCTTGTGATCTCGTTGATGTTTTCCTTGGAGCAATCCCCTAGAAGCGAACATTCTCTCGCTACCGATTTTTGAATATCCCGAATCTTTACTGTTCTCGCTTTTCTTTTCGCTGCCCATAATTTTTGTTTTTCTGGATTTTTCCAATAAACCTTTCCCTTTTTTGAAATGAACCTCACTTTGTTTTTGGGCTATATGTTGGTCTATTCTTTTGTCTATCAGTTTATATACGAGCGAGTTCTTCATTCGGGGTAAAATCTTAATTCCAACAACGTAGGGTTTCTTACATCTTCTTTACTCTTTCCTTCTATCCATCCTTGCGCGTCAATTAAAATAGAATCCGATTCAAAGGTTACTGCATGAATCTCAATCTGTAATACTTTCCTTGCAAGCGTGAGGGTATGAGTATAGAGATTATCAAAATGTATACTTGCTTTCTTGTGTACGCTTTTGGCGCGAAGCAATTTACCTTCCGAGGATGATACAACTTTTAGTCTGCCTGTCATTTCGTTTCGTCTAAATTGTTCCCGTAGTTTCTTAATATGGACTGAATAGGATCAGCTACGTTGATAGGGAGCTTCGATCCTTCCATGAGAACCTCGGTGTATGTCCCTACATATCCCGCCTTATCCTTTTGAGAGTTGCCGCCAATGTCTTTATATGCGGCTTCCTTGAAGCCTATGATCTTTTCTGTATTCAAAGCTATCGTGCCTTGAAAACCGTCTCTGTCTGGCGTTAGTGATAATGTGATGTACATATTTTTATTTTTTACGCTTTCTTGGTTATAGTTTTTACATTTATGGCAATTTGCGTAGGCCAATTTGGGTTGTATCTTTCTTGTAAGCTAACCCAAGCGTCAGTATAAACCTTTTTCCACTTGTTACGCATCTCATCTGTCCAAGAGTTGTCTGCTTCTGGTCGCCAATCGAATTGTGGTCTTTCGTCCACAACTGCTGGATATTCTGGATGCACAATCCTTTGCGCTCGACTTGGAGAGCATTTGATATGCTTGTCGTAAATCAACCAACGAGCTATGCCGCTTTTATCCAACTCCCCTGTTTCCAGCCCCAAGTAAACTTGAGAATCCCACTTGCCCTCTATGATCTCGCCGCATACCTCACATAGTAATTCGTCTAATTTATCCATATTATTCATGCTAATGAGTGAACAAACAACGGTGTAAAATCTCCAACGAAAGCACCGACTACATTAAACTGCATATACTCGTTTGCATCGGCCAAGCTCATGTCATCGTTATTTTTTAGAATGTCCATGCACTTATCATAATCGTAAACGACTCTGTACGCACAAGCATCGTACCCTATTATAGCATCATCGAAACCATCGGCAAATAAAGCATCTTCGTTTACATCTCCAATAAAGCTACGCTTGCTGGAGCAGTCTACATAATGCGGATATTCCTTTTCTTCTGTCATAGTAAATCTCTTTTAATATCACCTAGCGTATTGTTAATTTGACTAATCTTGTCGCGCATTACCAAAACATCTTGCCCTCTTTGTCTACTTTTCTTAATCATCTTTCGCAAGACGTTTTTGGCATAATGTTCGCTCATGTCTCCAACTGCAATTACTTCCCCGCTTCCTTGCTTCCAGTATTGTTCTTCTCTCATCTCGCTAATAATATAATTTCATTCAAAGTTGTTAAAGCCTCGTACCATAGGAGAGCAAGAACCGACAAACATAGCGAAGCGGTAATTCCTTTCCATCTCCTTTTCATCCTCCGATTGGCTTGGTTACTGATGAGATCACAATGGAATCAATGGTATCTTTACTACAATCATCACAAGCAAATGAAAGTAAATCTTTACCGTATACATCTTCCTTCATTTCAATAAAGCTAACCTCATCAGCATCTTTCCATCCAAGGCAATGCTCGCACCATGCCCAATTCTTTAATTCTCCAATCATGCGTCTGGTATATGTTCTATGCTTTTGATCTCCCATGAGGAAACGAGAGAACCTCGTTTGTCGCTAATCTTAACGTCAGCGCACATTGCTTTTTTCCCTGCCTCCTCCGCTTCCAAAACATTCTCTGCATTGACTGTATAGGAAACATCATCACCATCTACTTTGAATTTTACTATGTATGTCATAATTCTTTTTCTTGAACAATTTCAACATTGTCAGTTTCACCGTAAATGTTTTCGTACATTTCAATTACTTCTTTGTCAGGAATGTTTTTCCAGCCAACGCAACCTTCCCAAAGGGTCGCAAGCAAATCTCTATCTACAAGCCCTTCCCACTCGCTTATGTGGAGGGTTTCGCGCATTGCGGCAATATCTTCTTTTGGATATGTCATGCTTCTAATTCTTTTGTGTGTTTAGACTTTGACATTTTTTCAAATATAGCATCCATATTCGACTCTCTCTCTTTTAGGAGTCCTGCTGCTTTCATCCTTTTAACCGTAATCCTAGCCTCCTTCAACTCCTGCTCTCTCGACCAAGACACTTTTCTTTTCTTTGCTCTCCGCACGGCATTGTCAATAGACTCCTTCATTCCTCCTTTTGTTGGATCAGAGTAAGACGAAAAACCAATTTTTATGGGGAGTGAATTTACTTTTTTACAACCACTTGCCCATTCTAGCGAGGGATACTTTCGTCCTTTTTTCAAAGGACTGTCAGCGATCTTGAGATTCCCTTTAGATTCCTCGATAACTCTTTCGATGGTTTGTTTGTCGAGGAGACGATTGTTCGTGGAAAGAGGTTGGAAGTTGGAACCGTAAACGCATTCGTTCCAGTTATCATCGACGGTCACATAGTTGTGAGTTTCTTTTCCTATAAAGATTTTACCGATTCCTCCTTTTCTTCGGCCATCGTTCCGCAAATCTTGAAACCACTTTGCTGCAATGACAACTGCTTGTGAGCGTCCCTTACAAGTAACCAACCTCTCCCATACGAACTCTCCATCTATGTTTCTGGTTGTGGCAGTCTTGGGGGAAGGATAAGGTGAATCTAATCTAATTTGAATAGAGTAAGTCCTGACTCTGTTTGTTGATAACGCTTCGCTTTCTGAAATGGGCGAGCTTGGTAGTTCAATATGTCTTGCTGTATGCTTCATGCTTTGTTTTTTATTCTAAAAATTATTTTTTTTGCTCTGTCTAAATGTTTTTGATTAGCGTCCTTTTTTGTTAAATGATAACCGTGACAATTAGGGCATCTATAGTGCCTTAAAAGTTCTCCCCTTCTATTAAAACCGCGCACAATTTCATTCGATGCTTCCTCTACTGAATCATATCTATTCTTGTCGAAGCAACCTTTTTGCAATGTCCAGCGTTGATGGAATGAGTAGCTCATGCTTCTAATACCTTGCTCCAATAGCGTGAGTTTTTACGGTTCTGGTTCTTGTCCCAATACAAGCATCGTGCCATGTACGGTGCAACGCCTCGCTGCTCGCTTCGCTCAAGCCAATCCGCTTCAATGGTGTTATATAGTTTTGCGTTTTTGGTTTGATTTAGTCCATAAATTTGAAACAAATGTGTATCCATACAAACAACCTTTGCTTCTGTAGGATAAAGCATTTCTATTGCGAAGGAAGTTTTCGCCTTACCCAAACCAAGAATCTTCTTGGCAAGCCTATCGCGCCACTCACTCCATCCTTCACCAGAATTGCGAGCGATAAAGTCACTAGGAGAGTCCCAAAAAGTATCATTGAAAAGACCGATATAGTTAGTTCGATTATTCTGCATCCCAACCCTCGTTTTTTCAATCCGCTTGAATAGATTGTCCGAATCGTAGTTCCAGAGTTCAAGTTGCTCTCCTTTTTCGAGCGTCCAGTTTGTGAATTGTTTGATTGCATTGTATCCTTTACAGTTGTTTTTCCAGCTTGTGTGAACTGACATGAAGGCAAACAAATATCTTCTGAAAGCGGCGTTGTCTGATTGGGGTTTCAATTCCCCCCAATAATCATTGTAAGATTTTATATCCTTGTCTTTGATTGAATCGAAAAAATTCTCAACTTTTGTAGTAATCATAAAATTATTTTTTCTAGTTTTTGGTTTAGTGTTTTTACAAGTAGTAGAAACTTGACAGAGACTTACATTAAGAAACAACAACGAAAACTTAAATGCTCTGACAAGTCACTATGACTACTACGCTACTTTTTAGCGAAGCGTCCTTGAGCGTCCCTGTTAGAGTTGCTCTTGGCATACTTCACCAAATCATTCTTTGCGGCTATATATCCCGCATCGTAACTCGCTTGATCGAAGTCATCCTCGGAATCATCCTCGCAATAATCTTCGTAATCACCGTACTCGTCGCACATTGGTTCCTCTAGCTTCTTCTCAAAATGAGAAACAACCTTGTACTTTGCCGTGCGTAATTTTTGCTGGTCGCAATCCAGAGGTACGCTAACAACGTCAGAAGGGTTAATCTCGACAACCATCAAGTGTCCTCCATTGCCGTATTGCCGTGCGTAATCCAATGAGCCAGCATGGAAACCGTAGGAGCATCCAATGTTCGCATCGTCGCAAACATTTCTGCGAGACATTTCGTTTTCATCCCCAACCTTGTTAGAGAATTTGCCAGAGTGCCAATCAGTATAATCGGAACGTACTCCCTTGTACGCGAGGAAATTACCGTCAGGAGTCAGAGGCATCGCTTTATGCTCTAGGAAAGCGTATAACTCGTTTACTGCTCTGCGAGATGGGTTGTCCATCAACTTATCTAAAAACCTCACCAGAGGCTT